TCTTGTTTAAAAGAATAGAACTTTCGTGATTTTTCCATCATGAAATGACTATAGATGTATACGTGAGCCCGTTTTGAATACATTTTAGTATCAATTTTTAATTTAAATTCATTAATAATACGAACTGCTCGTTTTTCACAATCTCTTTCCATAGATCGAACAATAAAAAATGCTCTTTTAACATCTTTAGCAGCATAATTTTTACCTTTTAACCATCCATCTACAATATTTGAGGCTTTATATGACTTTTTATAAACTTTACTACTATTGATGTATTGTAGAAAATGACAATATTCATGAACAAGCACATGTAAAAACTGATTGCATTGTCTAGCAATACGAATAGCCTTTCCAGATTCATCAAAACACCCAGAACAGCGAAATCCGTCTACGTTGACGCATTTACCACGTCCAATAATAAGTTTCATACCATATTGGGCAAGATGCTGACGTACATATTTTATAAACTGACGACTCTTCTGTTCCATAAAGTCCTCCTCAGTCAGTATTATTTATAATAATCACTTGACAGGTCAAATATAGGGTGTATAGTGTAGTAACTTCTTATAAGAAAGGAAAGTTTTATGGATATTACTACTGTTGACCGTCCGACAAAGATTCAGAAGGTGTTTGATTATATGCGTACCGGCACTCCGCTAAATGCATGTGAGGCCCGTAAGCGTTTTAAGGTTGCCAATATGCGCGCAACAATGAGTAACCTTCGTGAGGCTTTTGATCGTATGGATCTCAAGTACACTGTAGTTCGTGAGACCGTCAAGGGACGTGCACACTACCGAGTTGTTCGCTCACGTAGTCGATAAGTTAGTTTAAAATTTTAATAAAAAACCCTACCGTAAGGTGGGGTTTTTTTATATTACAGTAATCTGCACATTAATTACTGTTGGACCGGTAAACTGTAAATAAATCAATTTTGAACTTGATGTTGTTTTTTGATATATTAAACTTGCTTGGTCAAATCCTAGAATTCCAAGTTTATATATGTATTGAGACATTGGAACTGTATATGATGAATCTAGATATGCTTCTACTTCAAAACCCTTAAGACTTGGGTGACTCAAATCAATTTTAAATCCATTATCAATTGTAAATGTTATGGCACTTGTTGCTTGTAAATTAGAATTACTAACAGCATTAGAATTTAATGTATAGACATATGATAAAACTACTTCTAAAGCATCATTTACAGTTGCCAAAGCTTGTTGAGTTATATAAAAGAAAACATTCGCATCAAAGAATAATGTTTTATCACTTGATGCAGCATTTAAAGCATTGTCTGTTAATCTAGAGCAATCAAGACATGGTACCCAATATGCAGAATAACCAACAGCAGTTGCCTGTGATCTTAAAAATCCTTGAAGTTGATTTTGATTTTCAAAACAACTTGTTTGATTTCCATTAGAGTCGTATATAATATAACATCCCAATAGTTTTCTACTTTTATTTAAAATATCTGGATTGGCGTTTCCACGAATATAAAAAGTAGATGATGTTGCAGTAGCTCCTAGATTTTCTGAAACTAGTGTATTATCAACATATAGTAATTCTTTATTATCTTTCAGTTTAATTACTGAATTAATTTTTAATTTTCCTGCATTTAAAGTTGTTCCACTTAATTCAACATATTCTTCTTGGCTAAAGCAACTTCCAATTGGTCCGGAATTTATAAAAGATTTTGCAGGATTGCTGGTAATGTTATTAGTAATAAAATTTAAAGTAGCCGCACCGGTATAACCTGTTGTATATTGTGGTGGGTTAATAAAATAACTTTTATCATAATAAGAGTAATTAGAAGTATATGTTAATCCAGATACTATAGATCCAATTAATAATTTACCATTATTTGTAAAACTAGATTTAGAAAAAACACCAGATATATCTGTTCTTACATTTTTAAATTCATCATAGTAATCTCCAGATGATATTGAATATGTTGTTCCAACTGGAGCAGTAAAAAATAACTTGTTTAAGTATGTAAGATCTGAAATATTTGAAGTATTTGAATAATCAATATAACATGAATTTCCAATAATTGAAATATTTGGACTACTTAAAAAGAATCCTTTAGTTAATGCTGGATCGGTGGTAGTTCCAGAAAGAACTATACCATAATTGGTAAACGATTTTACAGCATTTAAAACAAATGACATATTATGAAGCCATATATGTTATGACTTGTGTTCCTGTATTAGAAATTGCATAAACTTTATTTGTATTTTGAATATTAAGGAATACATTTTCGCCTGGATCTAGAGCATAACCAGATGCACCAACTAGACCACTGCTGTTTCCAAGATATACAAAATCTGTATTTGTAGATATAGCACGAATATTAATTCCAGCGTAGCAGGTATATCCAGCTGAATCCATCTGGGTTGCTGAAGCAGATGTCAAACTGGATCTTCCAGTCTTAAAGGCAGTAGCCCGTCCAACTCCAAGAGCCTGCAAATCTGTTCTCATTCCAATAACTTGGCTGTTTATAACGGTCATACCAGCAAGAATGGCTGTATCATTGATTCCTACAGTATTACCAACATTTACGCCAATTGCAGTTGCTCCAGATAAACCAGTAACGGTAACTAAAGAAGGAATGGTCGCACTGATAGTTGCACCAATAATATTAGCGTATATTGGATTTGATACTGTACCAACAGCAACTCCAACACTTGAAACTAAGTTAGCATAAATGAATGTTGATCCTGCAGGACCATATACAGATATTGAATCTGTTGTTCTGTCACGATATCTTCCACCAGTTACTTCTACTTGTGATCCAGTAAAGGTTTTTACATATACGGCTGATCCGGTGGTACCAGAAACTATAACTGTACCACTTACAACCACTGGAGTGCCACTTGCAACGCCTTGAATACTCATTGGACCACTGAAACCAGTAATATTGGCACTAAGAGTAGTTCCAATGGATACAGGTAAGGGGCTACTGGAGGTTACAAGTGATATTGATCCAGTAACACCATATCCAAGTTTAAATATTTGAAAATTTGTAGTTATTCCGGAAAGTTGAGCAACGTCTGTTGCGACAGATGCAGTTGCTCCACCAGTTTCAATGATAATGTTTGGCATGAATGTCCTCTAAATAGATCTAGGAATATTTAGGTCAAATTAATTATTGGATTTCTTAATTATGGTGGTATAGTGTATTATGTATATTGACGACACAGCAAAAGAAAAATTTTCAAACAAAGTAATTGATAGGGCTATGTCCACAAAATTATCTTTTATGGATTGTGTATTAGAATTATCTAGTGAAATGGGATTAGATCCTAGTGCAGCAGGTAAACTATTAACAAAACCAATTATAGAAAAAATTCAAATTGAAGCTCAAGAGCTCCATTTTATGAAAAAGACCAAATCTAGAAAATTACCTATTGACTGATTTGGTTTTCGTTGTATAGTGTAGTAACGTTTAGGCCAAGGTAGATCCTTGGGGAAAGAAAAGATACATATGGCAAATTTTTCAGATTTCAAGAAGAAGAGTAAGAACTCAGTCGCATCACTAACCGAGCGCATGGATAAGCTCACCTCAAAGGAGAGTTACAAAGATGATCGTCTTTGGAAGCCTGGTATTGATAAGGCTGGAAACGGTTATGCAGTAATTCGATTCCTTCCAGAAATTGAAGGAGAAGATACTCCTTTCGTTTCAGTTTACAGTCATGCTTTCAAGGGCAAGGGTGGATGGTTGTTTGAAAACTGCCCAACTACTCTTGGAGAGAAGTGTCCTGTTTGCGAGGCAAATACCGAACTGTGGAATAGTGGTATCGAGGATGACAAGAATATTGCACGTAATCGTAAGCGCAAGTTGACTTACATCTCCAACATTCTTGTTGTTGAAGATCCAGCAAATCCAGAGAATAAGGGAAAGGTTTTTCTTTATCAGTATGGTACCAAGATCTTCCAAAAGATTCAAGCACTTGCTCACCCAGAATTTAAGGATGAGACTGCTGTTGATCCATTTAACTTTTGGACTGGCGCAGACTTCAAGATTAAGATTCGGAATGTCGGTGGATATGTGAACTATGATCGTTCAGAGTTTGCTGCTCCTGCTCCTCTTCTTGGTGGAGATGATAAGAAGCTAGAGGAACTTTGGAAGAAGCAATATGCTCTCAAGGAGTTTACCGACAAGAGTCAGTTCAAGAGTTATGATGAACTCAAGGCTCGACTCAAGAAGGCAACTGGAGACGATATTCGTGCTCAGTTTACCGAGTCAAAGAGCATTGAAGATGATGTAACGGATACTACAATCCGTGAAGACATTGAGGAAAAGGATCCTCTAAAGTACTTCTCCGAAATGGAGAATGATTGAGAAAAGCCCCGCAAGGGGCTTTTTTTATACCCATTCAGGTTGTTGAGTCATTCTATTTTTTCTACTTTCAAATATTAAATTTGCCGCAGGAATAGTAATTTTCTCATCATAATTATCTCGTGCATTGAGCCGATTGTCTGGATTGCGCATCTGACTTGAAAGACTTTCTAAATCTTTTCTTACCAAGTTTAAATTATTTCCAACTTCTGTGGCTTTATCCAATGCTTCTTCTGGAAGAACTTTTACTTGAAAATTTATTCCGTGTAAGGCAGATTGATGTACCTGTGCAGAAGGTTTAATCTTTTCTGCAGTTGGTTCAAAGATCATAGATTCTGGAAGTTCTAATGATGGATAAGACTGAAATAATATATTTTCAATTCCTTCTACGTCCTGAGATGGTGTAAAAGGAATACTGTCCACTGCCGATATATCTCTGTGTGGATGAATAACAGAACTAGGAGAGGAATCCGAAGAATCTATATTGGTATTAAGAACCTGCATATCTGCAGATACATCTAACTTAAATTCATTTGTATTGTTATCTGAATTCATTAAAATCCATGTCCTTGTTGTAATTGATTTTTCTTAATTCTCTGTTCTTCGTTATAGTCGCTCAGTAATTTAATATATACTTCTCTTTCCCAAAAAAACATATTTTCTAATTCAGTAAGATTCCAAGAAAAATTAGTTATTAAGGTGAAATTTGTTTTATAAAAATCATATAAATCAAAGAATTTCACCGATAAGTAAAAAAATTCAAAATCCCAGAGACCTCCTTTTTTTCATTACCAAAATCTAATTCAACATATACCTCTGGTTGATTTTTTAAAAATTCATCAACTTTAACCATAAAGGATAATGGTAGATTCTCTGTAACATTTTTTAGTTCATCTGGAACAAATTTATTTGTATGATATATTTCATTTTTAATAATTAATTTTTTAATACATGCTTTAACAATATCTTCTTTATTAAGTGTATCTATTTCTAATAGATCTTTAATTTGTGGTGTTTCAAGAACAATTTTTAAATTTGTTCCTATTATAATTTCGGATGTATGAATTGCATTTCTTGTTTTTAATTCATTAATATTAACTTGTTTTTTAATATCATTAAAAACTAATGTAATATATTCTTCAATGCTTTTTCCTCTTATTTGTAAAAACAAATATTCAGCATCTGCTAGACATAGATCTTGTATTACAATGTTTTTTGTGCAGTTCTTTAATACATTGACCATTGCAATAAGAGCTAATTTTTTATTATCTTCTTGAAGAATAATAGAAATATTTTTAGCGTCTTTCACTTTAAATGGTGTAAATAATACTTTTTGTTTACTGAATGGTAGTTCAGTGCTATAAGTAGGCAACAAATCAATTATATTTTCAATCATATTTTAATCCTTATAAGTAAACAAACTCGCGATAATTCATTAACACCTGATATACTGAATACTGATTATTCTCCATCATAGAAAATTCTATTGGTTGTGTCTCTAAAGGATAAACTTCAAAGAATCTAATTTTTGTATTTACATTACCATTTGGGTCTAACACATCAACAATCATATTTGTGTTTTTGACCAAGGTATCATAATACTGAACCGTAAAATTCTTTTTTTGTTTTTTTCCAGCATATATGGCGTTAAACCAATTATCAAACAATTTCATAATATGGTTATCATTGGTGATAGGGAAAGCTAAAAATACACCACCCATAAATTTTTGATTTCTTGGAATAGCACGACCATACCCAAATCCTGTTAAATTATCAGCAATCGCATCTATAGCTCTTGCGCCTATAGTAGCGTTTAAAGCTTGAATATTTAAAGCATTACCTTGTCCTATTCCACTTGGAAGGTTTTCAAAATATACTTGGTATCGGTTATTTCTTTGAAGTCCGCCGTGACGAGAAAAATAATCTTTTATATTTGTAATTGAATTATTTGTTGGCATTTGAAAAAAGTTCTTTTTCTGTTAAAATTTTAAATAACATATTGTTTTTAGCACAATACGCTTTTGCGGCATTCCATTTAGAAGTATTTATTATCCAAGTCAATGTTTCTTTTTTAGAAGCATTTTCTTTTAAATAAGTTTGTTTTTTTGGTTTTACTTCAATTAACCAATGTTCTACAGTCTCGTTTATACTGAGTTCAATTAAAAAGTCTGGATAGTAGTTATGAATTTTTTTATCAATAGGACTATAGTATGGGATAACAATTTCTTCAGAAGACCATTTTGTTATTTGTAAACTTTCATCCAAAAATTTACAAACATGTCTTTCCCACAAAGATCTACATGTAATGGCTGTAATATCACCTATATACTTATTAGGATTTTTAGGTAAATATTTAGTTCTATACGCCATTAAAATATTTATCAAATTTATAAATATTGGTATATGGCATTCGTACAATACCCACTTGGTAGTTATGCAAGCGAGCAAATCGGCTGGATTTATTTCTATGCTGCACCATACTCCTTAAAAAGTACGGAACGTCGCCCTACAGATATTCCCGGAAGGTCGTTTGCTCAAATTAAACTACCTCTACCCAAAGACCCCGGATACCAAGTTGCACACGAATTTGGTATATCCAATGATAATCCAGTAGCTCCTGTATTAACTTCAGCTGGTATAGCAAATAGTGGTGGACTTGGGAATCTTGCTACCAGACTACTCCAACCAGCTTTGTTTTATTATGAAAAAACTTTTGCAACATCAACTTTTAGACGTTTTAGTAATGTAACCGAACTTACTATGACATCCGAAGGAAGAAAACAATATTTCTTTCAATATATTATGGTACCTAAAAATGTTGATGAAGCAAAAGCTATTGATAATATTGTAGGTACATTTTATAAATCATCATATCCTACAGTTGCTTCTGGGTTACCGGAACGATCATACCCACAAAATTTATGGTCTATTACCATGGAAGGTTTAAATGGTCAACGTATAGATGGAGACTTTTTAGGTCGTCCATTAACTTTAGTATTAAAAACCGTAATAGTTAAAAGAAATGATGATGTTGATCCAATTTTAAGATTTACACCAAGTGGACATTCAAATGTAACTTTACTTGGATTAGTATTTCAAGAATTTGAAACCGGTACATATGATCCAACTGAACCACGTGGTGGTCAAGTATTGTCTAAGTCTGAAATTGCTGCTAAGTACTTGAGTTAATATATGAAATACTTTTCAAATCTTCCTTCTAAGACTTTTGCTTCCACAATAGGTGATTTTACTATATGTGATTTTTTTAGTCATTATGAAGTAAATACAACTTTAGCACAAACTCAAGATGTTTTATTAGACGATCATTCAACATTAATTGAATTATCACAAAATGTATATGAAGATAATAATTCTATATGGTTATTTTTATTAGCTAATAATTATATCGATCCCTTTGAGCTGGCTTCTTATAATGTATCTTTATATAAATCTAATAATAAAGATAAATTGAGTACTAGTTTATTGGTTAACGATGAAACTTTTGAAACACCTATTTCTGTAGTTGGCGCAGCATCTATTTTTGCACCATATGGTGTTACATCTGGTAAAAAATGGGAATACAGTTCTGTTGGTAATTTTAGTTTAACTGGTGGATTTGCTCTAGTTGAATCAACTGATTATTATACTGGTCGTGTAACGTTAAAAGGACCAAAAGTAAATAATTTTATAACAAGTACTTCAAATGATAATCTTGCTGTTTTTAATAAACCACAAGGTGGTACAGGTTACACAACTCTTGTTGTAAATAGTGTTGATGCATTTTCTACGGTTAATAAAATTCCAACAATTGAAGATGTTGCAGTTGAATCTGTTCCAGATGAAGGTCAAGTTATTTTATCGGGAACTGGAGATTATCCTATAGTTCCTTCAGCTGTACCCCCACCACCGGCTACAAATACTGGTGCAGGTTTAACGCTAACTGGTTTGCAGTATATTACGGCACAAAATAAAAATATTAAAGTATTTTTGCCAGGTAAAATTGGTATCATTATTTCTAATTTAGTAACATTTAAATAAGTATGACATATGGCAAATACAGATAATAAGTTTAATCCCAGTTATTCTACTATAAAATTCATATCTTTATTAGATAAAGATAGTAAAATTATTTTAGAAATTAGTAATAAAAACGATCAATGTCAATTTGAACGTATTGAATTTACTGAAAGTATAACTGATATTTTTCCATCTGGTGCACTAATAGTTCGTGATTTAACTGATATTGTTTCCTATATTGCGGCAAATAAAATATCTAAATTGCGTTTAGATTATATGGATGCTTCGTTTTCTATATTTGAAATTACATCCACGGCTTATATTACAAATGTTGCATCCGCAACAGAACAAAATTTTATTAGTATTTATTTTACTAATGCATATTACAAACATGCATCTTCTACATCATTAAATGCAGAATTACTTAAAGTAGATCCAAATTGGTCTATTCCCCAAGTATATGGAGTCTCGGAGTTTGTAAAATACATTGATAAAAATGTTTTGTCTAAGGTAACACAGGATTCAGTTACTACACCATCTGATGTAGACACAACATCAAATTATGTTGTGTATAAACCTTTAAATCCAAAAGAATATAGAACTGAAAGCCCAACTGATAATGTTATTCAATATCTTAATTATTTGGCTAGCGCGGCTCTTCCATCAAATATATCTGGTTTAGGTAATGGTCCCAGATTTATGTTTTGGACAGATTTTAATAATAAAGTTAATTTTAAATATTTTTCAGATAATATAGAATTAGATCCAAATGCTACTAATACCATTTTAGATTCTAATTATTTGCGTTTTGGTGTATTCAATGGTGATGCTGTTATTCAAAAACTTTCAGATGGAAAAAGTTACAGAAAGATATCATATTTAAGAACTGACCCAAATAATCAATATGTTTCTAAAAATTATCATTATACAAGAAAAACTCCAAAAATTTATGATGCAAATCACGGTAATACCAATTATGCTTCTTTATTGAGTTTTCAATTTCAAGATGAAGGAGAAAAATATAATATTGAATTAATTTCTTCTAAGGGTGGAACTGGAGCAACAGGTGGATCGGATGAAATTCAGTGCGACACACACTGGGGTTACTATAATGATTTAAAACCAGTAAATAATAATTCCCCATTAACACACTTGGGGCAAGATTATGGTACCAAAAAACAATTTGCTGGTTTAAATTATATGGGTGCAACTGGTTATTTTGCTTATGTGGATAATTCTGAAATGTGGAAAAATATGTTTGATATGACTGAAGTTCACCCACATTATCCTGATGAAAAATTATTACCACCAACAGGTATAAATGGTAGATTAACTAATTTAGCAAATATCCTTTATATTCGTAATACTACTTTTAAAGCTGAACTAACTGGTACTGCTGCTAGTGATCGGCTTGAAATAATAAGACAAATAGAAAAACAAAATTTTGTTATGTATGTCTTGTGTTGTATGGCAAAAGAACAACAATCTTTTTTTGCATTATTAACTGATTATCAAAAAGATAATAAAATAGTTGCACAACAACAAAATCAAGTTCCAGTTACAATGGTTGGTCCTTATAGATATAATTGGGTTAAATTAAATTTTAATAGTCCTTACGGGTCAACTGGACCAAGTGGATCACCTACAGGTAGTGGTGGAACATATTATATTCATCAGGTTGAGCGTTGGGAACAAGATAAAGTCTGGAAAGGTACTGTTGGATCACAAGACGAAACATGGGCTATTAATTTAAATGAACGTGCAATGGGAATATCTGGAAATTCTCAATATTTGGCACCCGGTTGGGTTGGTATAACGACAGGTAATTTTAAATGGAGACCTATTGGAGTAACCGCAGGAACATTTAATGAAACTGCAGGAAAAATACAACATATTGTAAAAATGAATGTTGTTTCGTATACAGATTTATTAACTAATAGTCATAATAAAGTTAGCCCAGCTGATTTGGGAAAATATTTATATTATTTTACTGCAGAAAATGTTGTTGATGGTACGTGTCAATAAAGGATTAACATGATTAACGGTGGCCAAAAAAAGGTTTTAGGATCTAATAATTTAAATGAAGCTTTGATGCCATTTTCTTCTAAAGAAGAATATACTTGTGCTAATGCACAAATTACTCGTGGATTTACTTCTTCTCCTCCAACACTTCAAAACTGTTTTGATAGATTTCCATCAATAAAAGCTACAGCGGCGGCTCTTGGAGTATCTTCTGGAAATATATGGGCTGGTCCAGGTACAGGTACTGGTGGAAATGTTGTTGGTCAACCTAAATTGGTAGACGTATTTTTATCTAATTCATCAAATGAATGTATTGAAGTTGCAAAATCTACTGTTCTGGGTGCTGATTGGCTTGGTTGTTTATGGGGAACACCAGAAGCATCGTTTAGCTGTACTTGCCCAGAATATGGACCAAAATACGAAGCATATATTAAATTGCGTCAAAATGTAGCAACTTTTTGGAATACAAATAACGACACTCCAGTAAAACGACAAGAATTTATTGATAGTGTACAATTTGGTCCAAAGGTTGAGTTTACCACTTCTGGTGATTTTAAATATAAAGTTGGATCTGTTGTGGCTATTAACGTTACTGGAATTAGCAAAAATCCAAAGAATCAAGCATTTTCAATAGTCAATGGAAAATATTGGATTGTTGCTATTAAACATGTAATAACCAATAGTGGAACACATGAAAGTCGTTTAACATTAACACAACTTGCTACAGACAGTCCTTATTAATCTTCATAAATATTATGAATGCCTAGTACCAAAGATTTTGATATCCTGTTACAAAAAGTTACTACCACTGCAAAGTTGAAAGATTTTGGAATGGTAAGTAACTTTAACATGTATGTTCAACAAATTGAAAATGTGTGTAATACACAACAAGGTGAACATTTAAATCATAATTTTGGATGTAATCTATTTACATATCTTTTTGATAGACAAGCAAATAAACATGTAATTGAAGTATTGGTTGCGTCTGCAATACAAGCAGCAATACCGTCTATGACAGATGTTGTAACTACATTAGTATACTCCGATGATAATTTGATGCGGTTTAATATTAATTTTTATATACGTGACGGACTTAAAACACAAAATGGAATTTGCACGATAGAGGTTAAACTTTAATGACATATGATATTAAAAATTTAAATGTAGCATCGTTAGATTTTGATGATATTGTTTCATCTCTAACATCTTTTTTTCAACAACAACCTGAATTAGTTGATATTAATTTTACTGATGAAGGTACTGCTGCTAATATGTTAGTTCAAATATTAGCTACCTCAACAGCATATGCTGGAGTATATGCACAGTTTGGATACACCAATTCTTGGCCTGTAACAGCAAATATGGTAGAAGGTGTATTAGCAGCAGCTTCGTTAAATTCAATTCTTATTCCGTATTCACAATCTGCTAAGATTTCAGCAACATTATCTTCTACAATTTCTGGTGGTGTATTGCGTTATACAACATTTAATGCACAATCTGCCAATGGATCCCAATTATATTTTTACAATATTGATCCTATTAACGGTGATGGTATTGGATATTATACTAATTTATATGCCGGTACTGGTACTGTTGTGTATACAAATTACGATTATACAAGTCAATCATGTATTATACCAAAAGATATAGATCCAAGAACAATTTCTTTTTATACTGAAGATGTTTCGGGTGTAGGTGCTGTAAAGACATATTGGACTAGAGTAGATAAAGGAAATAATACATCTACAGGAAATCAAAATATTTTTACTGTAATGCATGCATCAGATGGAAATTATTTAGTAACAAATAATCTACCAAATGCAACAACAATAACAACATCAAAACGAGTTGGTATCCAGGGTGTTTTATCGAGTGGTGCAGTTGGAAATGGTGCAATGATTAGTATGCCAAGTTATATTACATCTACATATGTTTCAACCGCATCTGGTGGTTATGATGCATTAACTTTAAATATGGCAAAAGCAAAATACACATTTAATGCTAATAGTATGCAACGATGTGTAACTTTAGAAGATTTTAAAAATGCAATTGCAGCATCGGGTATTCCCGGTACATCTGATAAAACATTAATAACAGTTGCTAATGATACCAACCCATCAACAGTTAAAGTTTATGTTAGCGATTTAGATTCGTCAAGTCAAACATTGTTGTTATCATTGTTAGCAACGCAAACCCTTGCAGGCATTAGTGTTATATACAGTCTATGATATTACTTCTTAACCATCTTCCCGTATCATTAACAGGTAAAATTAATAAATTAGTCCAATTGGCTAAAGAAAAATATGGCTCTGAATTTTATAATATTCAAGGTAATTATTGGAAAGGTGACAATTTAACAATTGAATCACTATTTCCATCTTGGATTGTTAGAGAAGCAACCGACAGACCAACAGAAGTAAACATTACCGTTTTAATTAAAAATTATTTAAGATGGTTATTCAGCATTGAATATGGATATGGTGCACAATTAGAATGGAATACACTTAGATCCCCGTTGTTGATGAACTCTATATTTTTAGAAGCATTAGCAGATTATTATTTTTCTGGATGTGACTTTAGTGGGGCTCTTGCACCAATTCTTCCAAATATTAGAAAATTTGCTATAAAAGCAGATACTAATTATTTTGATAAAAAGGGTACTCCGGATTCCATTAAATGGGTACTTACTTCACTATTTGGATTGAGTTATAGTACAACAAAAGTATCTACTACTGCTCCTGGGTTTATACAAATTACTGGAAATGTACCAGAAGCATATAAACCATTTTTAAATTATTATGTTATTCCTGCGGGAACTGTTGTAACATATGTGAGTGTCTAAGATGTTAAAACAAATAATTATGTTTGCTGCTTCTATAGCCTCTAGAGGTTTTAGTAACAAAAATGTTGATTTATCAACAAAACAACTTAGAGTTTTGTCTTGTTTTGGAAGTGATACTATTAATTCTTGTCCTTTTTTAAAAAAGAGCAAATCGTCTGATTATTTTTATTGTAACGGATGTGGGTGTGGAGATAAAAAACACACATGGCTATTACGTGGAAAAGAAGAATATTCAAAATTAGATTATCCAACTCTTAACTGTCCTCAAAAAATGCCTGGTTTTACTAATTATGATCCAAATTTTTATAGTAAAGAAGCTAGAATACACAAAGAAGCTGTAGAAAATTATGATATTGAAAAACTTCAATATATACAGATTACTGTAAATAGAAGTGAAGAAAATGAAAAAATATTTGCTGAATTTAATAAACTATTTAAGAATTCATAAATATTTTTATCATGAGCATAACCACTCGTCAAGAGTTTATAGATTATACCTTTCGTTCATTGGGCGCACCTGTCATACAGGTCAACATTGATCAGCAACAGGCAGAAGATAGATTAGATGAAGCTTTAGACTATATGAATGAAAGGCATTTTGATTTTAATCAAAGAGCCCTATTTGTTCATCAAATAACACAACAGGACATGTTGTTAAAGCATTTTGATACATCTACTTTTGGTCCTGCTCTTGGTGCACAAGTAAGAACAATGGCTAATGGCTCTACTGGTTACTGGCCAGCTGCTGATGATATATTAACAGTTAATAAAGCATTCCCTACAGGAAATGCTGTTGGTGATTATATATTTGATTTGAGATATCAATTAACATTATTTGACTTTTTTGGTCTTTATATGAATCAAAGTGGATTTTCTTCTGGACCTATGGCAGCATATATGGAGGGTATGAGTTATTTGAAATTAGTAAATGATATGTTTAATTATCCTTCATCATTTACATATACAAAAACAACAAATAGACTATTTTTAGATACAGATTATTCAAAATTATCTGCTAGCCAATTTTTATTAATTGAAGCCTATGTTAGAGTAGACCCAGATTTGTATCCTAAAGTATACGATGATAGAATATTTAAAAAATATTACTCTGCAATGCTTAAAAAACAATGGGCACAAAATTTAATGAAATTTTCTGGTGTACCATTACCGGGTGGAGCAAAACTAGATGCACCTGCAATAATGCAAGAAGCTATACGAGAATTGGCTGAAATTGATAATGTCTTGCTCAAGACACACGAACTTCCAATTGATCCATTCATAGGATAACATGGCAATAAATCCATACATAAACACTACAACAGTTACATCAGAACAAAATCTGATTGAAAGTGTTACTATTGAACTTATTCAAGGTATGGGTCAGGATTGCCTATATGTCCCAAGAAAATATCTTAATATTGATAAACTGTTTGGTGAAGATCCGGGAACATCTTTTGAAAAAACATATACCATAGAAATGTATATTGTAGATTTTAGAGGTTTTCAAGGAACAGATATCATCTCTCAATTTGGTTTAGAAATTAAAGATAAACTTTCTTTAATAATGGCACGTAAAAGATTTAGACAAGAAGTTACAGATAATGATGCAACAATTATTAGACCAAGAGAAGGAGATTTAATATATTTTCCCCTTTCAAAATCCTTATTTGAAATTAATTTTGTTGAGCATGAAAATCCTTTTTATCCACTTGGAAAACTTTATTCGTATTTTATAACAGCGGAACTCTTCACTTACAGTTATGAAAAAATCAATACCTTTAATAAAGATATTGATAATGTGATGACTAACACTAAAGGTCTTTCAGGTTCTACAATTATTCCACTTAATAATGGAATTGGAACAACTGCGGGAATAAATGATGTTCTACAAACGGAAGCTATGGGATATACATTTGATGCAAATAATCCATTTGCATCTTGCGATAGTTAAAAGGAAATTATAATGTTTGGACATTTTTATAATAAAAATTTAAGAAAACTTGTAGTTGGTTTTGGAACATTGTTTAATAATATTATTGTAGAACATGCCAATCCTGATGGTGGAGATGCACTTCAAATTAGAGTTCCTATTACATATGCTCCTCAAGAAAAATTTATTCGTCGTCTTTTAGAACCTTCATCAATTACCGATACAACTAGAATTGAAACTCAACTACCTAAGTTAAGTTATATGATTACATCAATATCTCCCGATCCAGGGAGAAGAAGAAATAAATTTTCTGATGCTAGTTCTTTAAATCAAGTTAATGGTGTATGTCAAACTTCAGGTAATGTGATCTACCAAGAAGTTCCGGTTAATGTTAATTTTTCTTTGTTTGTATATACAAGACACATTGATGATACTTTACAAATCATAGAACAAATTATTCCATATTTTAATCCAGAACACTTTATTCAATTAAATATGAATGATGTTCATAGTGCTGTAAATATTCCAATTGTTATGACTGGCAATAGTATTAGTGAAAGATTTGATGGAGATTTATCATCACGAAGAATTAATATATCTTCTTTAAATTTTACTGCTAAATCATATATTTTTGGAAAAATCTTCCCAACAGATGTTATTGATACTGTTGGTGCATGTGCCGGTATAGATTTTGGATTAGAATAAATGAATATAAATAAAAATTTGTCTAATTTTTTTAATGTCCCTGCTATACCAGAAAAAGAAACAAAACTGGTTGCTGGGGGTACATATGATGCTGCTAGTTTTCAAAAAGATTATACTTTTGTACAATCAAATTTAAAGGATTTAATTGGTAATGGTAATGTAGCATTAGAAGCAGCTTTGAAAGTTGCTACAGAATCAGATAGTCCAAGAGCATTTGAAGTAGTTGCTATTTTATTAAAAACTATGGCAGACTTAAACAATAATGTTTTAGATGTACATAAAAAAGCCAAAGATACTACGGCATCTGCTGGAACAAAAGTTTCACAAACAAATAATTCAGTTTTTGTTGGGTCAACTAAGGATCTTCAAAACCTCTTAAATAAAGATAGAAGCACCGATAAAATAATCGAAGCAGAGGTTGTGAATAATGAGCCTAAACAACGGTAACCAGGGTTATAGAAATAATCCCAAATTAAAGCCACCTGGCATTGATATTCAGTATACTAAAGAGCAACTGGAAGAATATGTTAAGTGCGCCAATGATCCTGTTTATTTTTGTAGTAAATATGTAAAAGTTAAAACTCTTGATAAAGGTATCATGCCTTTCAAGTTATATGATTATCAAGAAGAATTTGTAAACCAGATTCATAAAAATCGTTTTGTTATATCAAAATGGCCCAGACAGTCTGGAAAATCTACATCGGTAATTGGTTATATTTGCCATTATGTTACATTTAATCAGAGTGTTAACGTAGCTATTCTTGCTAATAAATTAAAGACCGCAAAAGATGAATTATTTGCCAAACTTCAATTGGCGTATGAAAATTTACCACATTTCTTACAACAAGGAGTGGTAGAATGGAACAAGACGAGTTTAAAATTAGAAAATGGGTCTAGAGTGGTTTGTGACGCAACATCCTCGTCAGCGATCCGTGGTGGCTCGTATAACCTATTGTTGTTAGATGAGTATGCGTTCTTACCTTCACATATAGCAGAAGATTTTTATTCTTCTACGTACCCTACCATTTCTGCTGGTATGACTACCAAATTGATAATAGTATCTACTCCAAATGGAATGAATCATTTTCATAAATTGTGGGTTGATGCAAACCGCGCAGAAGGTCATAAACTTAAAAATAGATTTGTTCCAGTAGAAGTTGATTGGAAACAGGTACCAATTACTCCGGGTGGTCCAAGAAGAGATAATGCATGGGCAGAAGAACAGATTGCAAATACCAGCCAAGAACAGTTTAACCAAGAGTACGGTTGTAGTTTCTTGGGATCTTCCAATACTTTAATTTCATCAACAAAATTAAATGTATTAGCAGGAGAAGAACCCATATCAGAAAACGTTGAAGGATATAAAGTATTTGAACTACCTCAATCTGAAAAAATTTATTTTTTACAGGCAGATGTATCCCGTGGACAGGGTTCTGATTATTCGGCGTTTACCGTAATTGATGGGACCACAACACCATATAAAGTAGTAGCAACTTTTAGAAATAATACTATTAGCCCATTTAATTTTCCATCTATAATTTTAAATGCAGCAAAAGCATATAATAATGCTTATGTTCTTATTGAAACAAATGATCTGGGTGGACAGGTATCTAATATTTTACATACTGATTTGGAATATGATAATGTTCTTATGACAAAAGTATTAGGACGAAAGGGTCAGGTCTTATCACATGGATTTGGTGGAGTGGGTAAAAATGAAATGGGAATAAGAACAACAGCTCAAACTAAAAAAATTGGGTGTGCAATCTTAAAACGTTTAATTGAAGAAAATAAAATTTTATTAAACGATGAAAGAATTATTGTTGAGTTGATGTCATTTGTATCTAGATCGAATACCTATAAAGCCGAAGAAGGGCAACATGATGATTTAGTCATGAGTTTGGTATTTTTTGCATGGTTAACTAGACAAGAATATTTTTCTGATTTAATAGAATCTTCAAAAATGAATTACGAAAACCGCCAAAATCCAGAAGATGATAATATATTGTTTGTTGCTAATGATGAAAATGATGACTCTGGGAGGTTTTCGGATGGTAATGATGTTTGGTACCCTGTATAAAAAGTATAAATAATTGAGATATAAAGGTTTAAAATGCCCAACCCATCACTAAGCTCTTTCACAAACAGTAGTCAATATCAGACCGAAACCGCACTCAATCCACTATTAACTGGATTTATTGCAGGTTCAACTTTTAATCAACCAGCTTTTAGCGGTCAAAATGGTGCGGCTGAAAAGGATCCAGGTGGATTGTTTGGTTGGCTTGTATATTCTCGTGCAACCAAATATTCACCAGCATTGGGTTCAACTGCAGCCAAATACATTGTCTATACTAATGCCAATGATTTAGTAGCTGATTTAAATCAATTAGGTGGCGTAACTTATGCTTTAGTATCTGATACTACGCAAGGTGGAACATATGGACTGTTTAAAACTACTGGATCTGTATTATATGGATTGACTTCGGGAACAGATTTTTTATATGCTATAAATTATTTGGCTTACGGTGGAACTTTAGTTGTTTCTGGAACCACAACTGGCTTAAACACATATGAAACAGACAATAGTACTACATTAGATGTTCTTTTTGGGTCTACAGCATCTAGTTCGCTGTGCCAGTATGTTTCTAACAAACCATATCTTACTGCTATATTTCCGTCAGTAGCAGATACAACTGGAGTAGTTGGATCTAGCTTTGTATTACCACCATATGATACTTTAGTTCCTGGAACTTCTTTAGTTGCTGGATCATCATTTGCAAATCGAATGTTCAATGTTTGTGGTCTTAAAACTATTACAAATCTTGCGACAGATTCTGTTGCAGCTAATACAAAAATCACATATACCCTTGCTGCCACACCAGATGTTGCTGGTGCATTTACACGAGCTAAAGAACGTAATGAACTATATTTAAGTGTCGGTGGTTTAAGTAGATCTACTGTTCTAAATGGTACAATAATAAATGCAATTGGTTGGGAAAATACTAAAGATAAAGATACATTGAGAAAAAATAGAGTAAATTTCTTTGTTAATTATTTACCCCCATTTTTAGGACAAGATTTGGTTGGAGCAACTACAGGTATATCAACAGCCGTTACTGTAGATGAAAGAGTTGGTCCAGCTAGACTAAAAATGTCTATAACCAATGATAGCACTAATATTGCTCTTAAATATTTGTATTTTGTTAATAATGCAACTACACGCAGTAATCTGACATCTGAAATAACAATATACTTAGAAAAATATAATCAGTATTTGGATACAACTAAAACACAGATTATTTGTGATTCAACAAATAATATAGACAATGCTCAAGCATTGAATATTACAATTATAGTAAAACCAATATTGAGTGCCGATTCCTTTACAATTAATGTAAACCTAGTTTCATAATAACCAAATGGCTAATTCAAATAGTATTACCAATTTCAAACAAGGTTTTAATGGTGGTACCCGATCCAACAGATTCGAGGTAAAGATTGTAGATGGTTGGCCTGGAATGCCACCAGCCACAAACGATACTACTTTTAAAATTGTTGCAACTCAATTTCCAATTGCTCAGGTAAATACTATTACAATTCCTTATAGAGGCAGACCTGTCAATTATGCTGGAGATCGACAATATTCACCATGGTCTATTACAGTGTATGATGATAGCAACACCAACAATCTCTGGAAATCATTTAATAGATGGAAAGAATTGATGGATGGTCACAAAACACACGTATCTCAGGATTATACTCACCGTACTTTACAAAAAAAGTGGGAAATATATCAGTATGATATGAATGGGGCTATAATTAGACATGTGCAATTACAAAAATGTTGGCCATCAGTTGTAAGTCAAATTGATTTAAACATGTCTTCCACAGATTTAGTTTCTTTCACAGTACAGATGGTATTTGATAAAATCAATTACGTAAAAGGAATATAAGATGGCATCAATCACCGATTTTAAACAACAATTTAATGGCGGATCAAGAGCCAATCGGTTTTTTGTTGAAGGTGATATTCCAGGATTTTCATCTGTTGCTGGTAATATGCAAAATACTTCCGCATTTACTAAATTTCATATACGATCTACACAGATTCCTCAATTATCTGCTAAAACATTATCATATGATTATTTTGGAAGAAAGTATCATTATCCAGGAGAAACGGATTATGGAACATGGTCCTTTGTTGTATTAGATGATTATAGTAATACTGATGGAAATTTATGGAAAAAATTTCATAAATGGCAAAACACTATCAATAACCATGATACCAATCAGTCTTTTCAATCTTCTGTATCTTCAACTACACAAGCAGATTCAGCAAAATATAAAGCAAATAATTGGAAAATTCATCATTTACACATCGATGGAGAAACTAATAATCCATTAAAAACATTTACGATGCATGGATGCTGGCCAACCTCGGTTCAACCTATCAGTTTTAATATGTCTAATCCAAATTCGTTAAATAGCTTTGTAGTTATTATGGTTTATGACTATATTGAACTGTCGGTCAATGGTCAAAAAATAACCAACAATTGATATTTTTTATTAGGAAACAATAATGGACATAGAACTTTTTGGATTTCAAATTGGTAAGAAAAAAGCTGAAAAAGCAGCTCAGGCTGAAAAAAGTATTCAATCGTTTACTGCTCCAGAAATATTTGATGGTACAGTAACTGTTGAAGCTGGTGGGTTTTTTGGTACTGCTCTAGATTATGCTGCTAATTTACGTGATGAAAATGCTTCTGTAATGCAATACAGAAACATGTCTATGTATCCTGAAATAGATAATGCAATTGACGAAATTGTAAATGCAACAATCGTACCGGGTACCGATAGAAAACCAGTAAAAATTGATTTAAAAGATCTTCCAATATCTGAACCTATCAAGTATAAAATTTATAAAGAATTTGATAGAGTGTTGGATTTATTAGATTTTAATGGAAAAAGTTTTGAAATTTTTAGAAGATGGTATATTGATTCAAAAATCTTTTATAGTTTAGTTATTGATAAAGATCTGCCCAATACTGGTATTCAAGAAATACTACCAATCGATCCTTTAAAAATTAAAAAGGTTCGTAAAGTTAATAAAGAAATAGATAATGTCAAAGGACAAACTATATCTGTTATTAAAAATATTGAAGAATATTATCTATACACGAATACAGATAAAGAATCTTATATGATGACTGGTCCGGGTGGTTTGCATTTGTCTATGGACAGTGTTGCATATATTCCATCTGGTGTTGTTGATCTTAACACTAAACGTGTAATTGGATTTTTGCATAAAGCAATTCGTCCATTAAATATGTTAAGACAATTAGAAGATGCTCTACTTGTTTATCGTATTGCACGTGCTCCTGAGCGCAGAGTATTTTATGTTGATGTTGGTCAGTTACCAAAACAAAAAGCTGAACAATACATGCGAGATATGATGAGTCGATTCCGAAATCGAGTCACATATAATCAAGCTACAGGTGAAATCCGCGATGAAAGAAACCATCTTTCTGTATTGGAAGATTATTGGTTGCCACGCAGAGAAGGATCACGTGGTACCGAAATCACAACTTTACCAGGTTTACAATCTACTTCTCAAATTGAAGATGTTGAATATTTTAAAAAGAAATTATACAATTGTTTAAATGTACCTGTTAGTCGTCTGACATCAGAATCTACTGGTTTTAATATGGGTAGATCTGTTGAAATTACAAGAGAAGAAGTAAAGTTTTATAAATTTATTGAACGTCTCCGGCATCAATTTACTAAATTGTTTATGGATATTTTACGTGTTCAGTTGTTGCTTAAAGGTGTAATGACTGATGACGATTGGCGTGAGCTTAAAAATGAAATCAGATTTATTTACAACACTGATAATTATTTCTGGGATCTAAAAGAAGCAGAAATTTTAGCTGAACGTTTGAAGACTATTTCTATGGTTCAACCATATATTGGACAATATTATTCTACTGAGTATATCCGTAGAAATGTATTAAAACAAACCGAAGAAGAAATGAAAGTTCTTGACCAACAGATGCAGGTAGACAGACAACGCATCCAGGCTGAACAAATGGCAGCAATGGCTCAACAACAAGCGGCACAACAAACTGGACAACCACCACAATGAGTAAGCTTAATAGAATTTTATTAAAAAATGGATTAATGGGGCTAGCTGGTCTCAATGAAGACCGCTTTAAAACCAATGTAATTCATACACTGGCATTTAAATTGAATAGTTCTATTGATGAAATATACAAAAATGCTTCTAAACATCTTTTAAATGGATATATACCAACTCCAGAAACTGATGAATTAAAAGAATTTATTAATTTTATTAATACTTTTAAAGAAGGAAAATATCAATTTAAAAATAATAGTCTTCTAAATATTACAGAGTCTGATATAAATGCAATTAAAAATTTATTTGAAACATTGAGTGTTAAAAACAGACAAAAAATGGCTGTAGAAATATTTGAAAATTGTACTAGTTTTAAACGCCATGTTGATTTTTATAACCATACCAAAGGATTACTAATTTGAAAAACCAAACAAGACAAATCATCAAAAATGTTATTGAAGAAAATGCTGTTGCATTTAAAGATAATGCTTCAAAATTAATATATTCTAAAGTTGGTAAAAAACTTCAAGACCAATATAAAACGGTTGCCCAAAATTTAATGAGACCAAATCAATGAAATTAATTACTGAAATCACAGAAGATATTAAATACATTAAAGAAAATGTTGGTAACGGTGAAAAGACATATTTCATCGAAGGCATTTTTATGCAATCGGATGTAAAGAATCGTAATGGTAGAATCTATCCAAAAAATACTCTAGCCAAAGAAACCAACCGATACATTAATGAATATGTGAATAAAGGTAGAGCCTTGGGTGAATTAAACCACCCAACAGGTCCTACTGTAAATCTTGATAGAGTATCTCACATTGTTAAAGAACTCTACGAAGATGGAAAAAGTATTTACGGTAAAGCAAAAGTTCTAGATACTCCAATGGGAAAGATTGTAAAAAATCTAATTGATGAAGGTGCGCAATTGGGCGTATCAACTCGTGGTATGGGTTCTCTTAAGTCCAAGAATGGATATCAAGAAGTACAAGAAGACTTTATGCTTGCTGCTATTGATATCGTTGCAGATCCTTCTGCCCCTAATGCTTTTGTTAATGGTATTATGGAAGGAAAAGAATGGATTTACGAAAATAATTCATGGAGTGAACGTCATACCGAAGTTGCTAAGAAACTAATTAAAAATTCTAGTGGACGTTCTCTTGAAAAAAATATTGTTAAACTGTTTGAACAATATTTTAGAAATATCTAATGAGCAAATTAATAATAGATTCTATACGTAATGAGCTTATTCAAGTTTTGAATAAAAATATTCAATTGGAAGAAGCCACTCTTGCACAAGAGACTACAGCTAAAACCAAAAAAGCTAAAGCAGAAGTTAATAAAAATACCAGTGATACACAATCAGGTGGATTGAATAGTTCTGGAACATCAGCAAGTCCAGAAAAATCAAAACCAACAAAATCTGTTAGTGATATTTTATTAGGCACTCAACCATCCAAAACTCCATGGGGTACACAACTTGGATTAACAGATGTTGCTGGAATTGCTGCTGGTGGAAAAGTTGCTGGAGCAGCTGGTCAACTACTTGGTGGAAAATTAGCTCAACAGGCAACTAATTTGTTTGGTGGTGGTGAAGCGAGTAAATTAGTTGGTGGAGCTATGGGTGATCTATTTGGAAAAGCCATGGCTGATGCCGAAACCTTAAGTGGGGCTCCTGGTATGGAGGCTCAAATAAAGGATATTGTTCCTATGCAAACAAAACTACGTTGGGAAGGTGCAGGTACACCGGGATGGTTCCGACCACTGGTTCCAAAAACTAGCATAGAGACAGCAGAACCAAAAACAACAGATACTCAAAATCGAGAAGCAGATGATGCTTATAGAGCAGCTAGACAACAAAGACTTTCTGATAATGAGCTAAGTACAAGAGAACAAAAACAGGGATTACCACCTTTACCCAGATTTTAAAAATAATTTTACGCTAAATATTACAAGATCAAGGATCAATCGAAATGCAAAAGAAAAATAACAAAACCTCACTCGTAGAAGCCGTTGCCTCAGCCATGAGCAAAGGTGTAGTTGACATGTCTGGAAAGTCTGATATGGACATGACAGGTCGTGGTTCACAAATACCTTCACCCGTTAATACCAGTGGAGCTGCAGTAACCCAAGTCTCCATGAGTAACCAGGGTGCCCCAGTTACAATGAGAACTGCACCTGGAACATTTTCAACTGCTGCATATCAAGATGCTTCACATGAAAATGAAGAAAATGTTGCAACTGCAACAGATGAAGAAGAAGAAGATAATAAAGAAGAAGGGGATGATGATGTTACAGAAGTCTCTGAAGAATTCCGTAATGCCATTTCAAATATTCTTGGTGAAAATGTTTCACAATCTCTCTTAAATCAACTAGAAGCAATTTTTGAAGCTGCTGTTAAAGACAGAGTTGAGAAGAATCTAACCAATATTTTAGTTGAACTCGATGAAGGTGTTAAAACTCATCTAGATACCGTTACCGAAACTCTTGTAGAGAAGGTTGATGATTATCTGGATTATGTTGTCGAAGAGTGGATGACCGAAAATGCTGTTGCAGTTGAACAAGGTATTAAAACCCAAATCGCTGAAAACTTCATTGGTGGTCTAAAGAATCTTTTCGAGAATCACTATATCGATGTTCCAGCCGAGAAGTATAATGTTCTTGATGAACTATATGCTCAAAATCGTGAACTCGAAACTAAACTAAACAATAGCATGAATGAGAATATGAACCTTCGTAAAGAAGTTTCTCTCACCGAATGCGCAGGTATTTTTGTAGCCGAAACAAGAGATCTTGCAGATACTCAAGTTTTCAAACTTCAAAATTTGATGGAAAATGTTAAATTCGCAACTTCCGATGAATATCGTGAGAAGCTAGTTGCCATCAAGGATAATTACATGTCAGGATCGAAACCTACACCAACTCGTGTTGTTGATGCAGTTGATTCATTTGCCAAGCCAATGAACATTCCCGGAACTTTAGTTGAAGGGTATGCTAGTGCACTTGGTCGAATGAATAGAAAAGTCTAAACACAAATTTTACTAAATAATTTTACTCAATAGGAGAGTACATAACAATGAATTTTCAAGAAAACACACCTTACGACATTTTAACAGAAAAATGGAATCCCGTCCTTAATCATGACGCTCTTCCTGCAATCAAAGATGATTACCGCAGAAAAGTCACCGCAGTCCTCTTAGAGAACCAAGAGCAAACTCTTCGTTCACAATATCTAAGCGAAGATATGGGTGGCAATAACAATCTTGGTGGTCCAGCTACCTCAACCGGTTACAACACCGGTCAAGTTTCTGGTTACGACCCAGTACTTATTAGCCTAGTTCGTCGTGCTATGCCAAATCTTTTGGCATATGACATCTGCGGCGTTCAACCAATGACAGCTCCAACTGGTTTGATCTTTGCCATGCGTGCAAATTATCAAGGCAGTGGTTCAGCTACCTCATATGCTGGTGCAACTTATACCGAAGCTATGTTCCAAGAGCCACAACCATCCTTCGGTGGTTCGGGTTGGACCCTCGGTTCCTTTGGTGCATCTGGTAGAGGTAACGGTCTCAGCGCAGGCTGGAACTATGCTGCAGCTAATGCAGTAGTCCCAGCAGATAATGCTGCTCTACAAGCTCTACGTGGTATCATCACCAATCAAGGTGAAGGTATTGGTAGTGCATCTGGTGCAGGTGGTGCTGGTTATGCTAACTGGAATCAAATGTCCTTCAGCATTGACCGTGTTGCTGTTCAAGCTAAGACTCGTGCACTAAGCAGTAATTACACTGTTGAACTTGCACAAGATCTCAAGGCCGTTCACGGACTTGATGCTGAAGCTGAACTTGCCAACTTGCTAAGTACTGAAATTCTTGCTGAAATCAATCGTGAAATCATCAAGACCATTTACTACGTAGCTAAGTCTGGTTCACAACAACCCGATCTTGATACCAGAGGTACTTACGATCTCGATAACGATTCAGACGGCCGTTGGTCTGCTGAACGTTTCCGTGGTCTCAGCTTCCAAATCGAGCGCGAGTGCAATGCAATCGCTAAGGAAACCCGTCGTGGTAAGGGCAACTTCATTATCTGCGATAGTGATACCGCAGCAGCCCTCGCTATGTCAGGCTTCATGAGTCTAAGCCCAGCAATCGCTCCTCAACTAAATGTTGATGACACACAAAGCACCTTTGCTGGTCTTCTTCATGGCAAGATTAAGGTCTATATCGATCCATATTCACCACTTGGCTACAGCTTCTTTGTTGCTGGCTACAAGGGTGAATCTGCTTATGATGCAGGTCTCTTCTATTGCCCATACGTTCCGCTCCAAATGGTTCGTGCAGTCGATCCTAATACTTTCCAACCAAAGATCGCCTTCAAGACCCGTTACGGCGTAGTTGCTAATCCGTTTGTTGTAAATAGCAGCAAGGTTCCTGATGCTGACACCCTAACTTCTGGTCTCAACCAGTATTATCGTCTCAGTAATATCAAGAATCTACATGGTAACACTATCTCATAAAAAGTGACTATGTAATAAAACACAAAGACCTCCCCAGAAATGGGGAGGTCTTTCTTTTTGGATAAATATTTTTATGTCAAGTACTTCATCCTGCTCAAATAATATTAATATTCTTTATAATAATCAATTTAAATTGGTATTTGGACGTGGTACAAACCAAATGGAATTGATGTGTCAGAAAGCCAATATTCCTGGTATAAAAATAAACGAACAAAATCAACCAACTACACTGGGTACAACAATTCCAATTCCAACAATGGGAGTTAATTTTGATGCCTTAAGTATTGAGTTTATTGTTGATTCTGATCTTACAAATTGGAAAAGTTTATATTCTTGGATACGTAATATTTCAAATATTGCAAATGATACTCAATACAATCTTGACTATCAAGATTGGCATTTTAAATCTAGTTTGTATATTTACGATCCATTAACAAAATTTTCAACAGGATCTAACCAGGTATGCAATAGCATTTTATTTGCAGTAAATTTTAAACATATTATACCAGTATCTTTATCTGGTATAAACTTTCAATCTGATTCAGCTGATTTAATACCACAAAAAGCATCTTGTAGTTTTAAGTACTCGCATTATGAAATTGTCCCAGATGCACCCAATAATTTAGGTTAAAGGTATTCTGAAGGATTATCTGGCCAACTTTCAGCCTTATTTGGGTCGCCATCTGGTTTATAAGGTAGTTTATTAGTCTCAGGATTCATTGTGCGGCGTTTTATAGGCTTAGGTGGCTTCGGAGCCTCCTCAACTAATAAATCCTCTACAGACGGTTCCTGTTTCTCAGATTCTTCTATTTCTTCTCCATCATCATCAACATCTATCATAATTTCAGCACCTTCATAGGTGTCTATCATATCGTTGACAAAATTTACAAAATCTTCATTATTAAAAAGTTCATTTAGCATCATAAGTCCAGCTTCTGGACCTACTACCAAATCTTCATTAGTATTATTCATTACAGATTTTGGGTCTATTTGCATTGTATGAAAAAATACATCATACATCTTGGAAAGATCTTCAGTAGGCACTCCTGTATACAATATAGAAGTTCTATTCAGTGAAATTTCTGATAGTTGTAAATTGGATGCGTAATTGGTTAACTTAAAATATTCAATAAGATCTCCACTCTGATCTCTTGATAACGCACAATCAATTTTAGCTGGAAATGCTATTACAATTTTATCTAATTGTGCATCACGAACTAATCCAATTAGTTCATCGCCATTTATAAGTTTAACAACTCTAACAATACCACTAAAGGGAGTTTCTTGTACTTCGTCAGACATAGTAACCCTCCTAATTTATTTATCATCGGAAGGCAGTGGCATTGACATTATTCTGTAATCAAACTTTTCTTTTTTATAAATTTTGATTCGTTCTTCAAAATGTTTGTAAACATGGTTTTTGTATGACATATAACAAAGGTCATCAACAATATCATAAACTTTTAAAGTTTTCTTTTTATCAGATACTCGTAAACCTCTACCAATACTCTGTAGTAAACGTATTACAGATTTCGTAGGAGAGGCAAGGATAAGATTATCAATGTTGACAATGTTAATGCCAGTACTAGTAGTACCGTAACTCGCAACCAAGATGGCATTAGTTTGTGTATCCACGATGCGGCGAATGGCTTCTCTTGCTTCACCTTCTGTTTTTCCGTGAATAAGATATACTTTCTTATCCGTTCCTGCTGCCTCAATGAGAGCGTGTAAAGGTTTCCCGTGTCCTTCGACATAGTTGAAGAGGATGAGTGTATTGCCTTTGGTATGAATTGCGAGTTCTTTGACAAATTCATTCCTCCTACTGTTACTTATTATAGTCTTGATTTCATCAGGATATTTTTGCTTCTTCATATCCAGCTTCTCTTGATCTGTATACTTCAATACAATACAGTCAACAGCAAGAGTAGCAAGCAACCCTTTGTTCATTAGGCTCTTTGTTTGAATGAATTGTACAGCAGGTCCTAGAATACCTTCTATGCTCAAACGATGTGCCTGTGTTTGATCTAGAGTGCCAGTAGTACCAATACGAAACCAAGCTTTAGTTAATTTTTGACCAATTAGGTTAATTGATTCTGCTTTGGCTTGGTGACACTCATCAAAGAAGATAGCATCAAACTGATCAAACCATTCTCGTGGTAATTTGTATATAGACTGCCAAGTAGAAACAATTACTTGTTTGTTAGTATCTTTTTCAAGCCCAGCACTAATTTTATGAATATATTTTCGTGATAGCCAAGAAGGATCTGTCTTTGAGTAATCAAAGAAGTCTGTTTCCATCTGTGTAACTAGCCCCACCGTTGGAACCAAAACTAAAATCTTTCTGTCTGATTTGATTACGGATAGTAGATAGCGGAGCAAGACGTAAATTATTAAACTTTTTCCAGAACCTGTCGGAGATATTATTACACACCTGTGAGCGTTGATAGCGTGCAGAATTGCTTGACTTTGGTGGGGGTGCATTTTGACCCGCTGTTTCTTTACAGAAACTTTCAGGGTATCGTAGAAGTCCAGAAGTTTCTCCTCCGTTATGCATAGGGGATTCCTACTCTCTTTAATATTTAAAGTGTATTTACGGTCTTTACAAAACTTACTCAGGTAAGATTTAAGACCTCTTGGTAGGGTGGAAGATAGAATATCAAATAATCGTATCTTACCATCCCATATACGCCTTTTAAACAATGGCATATACTCAGCACCAGGAATCATGAACGAGAAATAATCTCTCAGTTCTTGTTTGACTCCCTTTTCTGTTTTTATATAGTAACGAACTTCGTCTATAGATTCAACTTCGACATCCACTTAATATTTATGGTAAGATTAGACAATACCCTGAGTCATCTTAAACCAATCAATAGCAGACTTAATAGAGAAGTTTCTATTATTAAGAACTTTTAAAAATTCTTCAACCATCTTAACTTTAACTTCAATGACGGCAATTTTTAATTTTAGTTCAATAACTTTAGGATCTGCCTCTATAAACTTTTCCACATCGGTCTTGAGTAAGGTTAATCCATTTGGATCTTCTCCCCATTCCTCTAGTTCTTCTCGACTCGCCTTACCAGTGAAGATTTTCCACTTACGCAGTTTAAGAATGGCTAGATCATTAACACCCTTACATAAAATTAATTTAAAGTCTGCATGGAGGCACAGATACTTACTATGCAGTTGAGGAGTTCTAATAGCCTCATTTCCTAGTTCTGAGGAGTCAACAGATGCATCTTTGGAAATATTCAGTTTAAGGTCTTCTAGATTCATGCTTGTATTATAATAGAAGTCAAGAAAATGTCAACTAAATAACTTGACATCTTTATAAGTTGTATTATATTTAACACGAGGTTATATGATTATTGATTTACGAGAAATACCAGTAGTCTGGATTAATTTAGATTCTGCAACAAAAAATGCAGAAGATATGCAAGAACGTTTAACTAAACATGGATTTAAATACACATATCGTAAATCGGCATGTGTTATTGATCCACCAGTTGGAACACCCAAAGAAATTGCTCATTATAAAGGGTGTGGTCAATCTCATATTGATATTTTAGATGATTTTGTATATCCAACTCCTCTATTAATTTTAGAAGATGATGCAGAATTTACAGAACATTTTAATCCAATTATAGAAATACCAGATGATACTGATGGAGTTTATCTTGGAGTCTCACATGGTAATGTATATTATAAGACTGCCCAATTAAATTCAGAATATTTAAAAATTGGTGGAATACTAGCAACACATGCTATTTTATATATTTCACAAAAATATAGACAAATTATGTCATCTGCTGCTAAACAATTTATAAATCAATTTAATCGTCCATGGGATCTTGGTTCAGCATCTTTACAGGGGCATATGAATGTATATACTCCAAATAATCCATTTTTTTATCAGGCAAATGCTAGAGAATCTGCTAATAAATGGGAACAAATTACTAAACATGGTTTAGAAAATAGGAATTCAATTTTTCCATGATTACATATAATAGTATAGGCTCAAATGGAAGATTTGGCAATCAAATGTTTCAATATGCAACATTATATTCTATTGCTAAAACGAGAAAATATGATTTTGGTGTTCCGTATGAATTAAAAACAGAAAACGAGTATTATAACTTTTATTTACCAGAATGTTTTTCTAATTTATCTGCTAAAGATAGCAGCAGACTTAGAAATCTTAATAAAGCACAAGAACGACAATTTACATATAATCCTGGAATATTTGGAATTTCAGATAATACTGATATTTCTGGATATTTTCAAAGTGAAAAATACTTTGTTGATTATAGAGAACAACTTTTAATTGAATATGCTTTTAATAAAAATATTTATCAAAAAGCAACTGATATTAGGTCTCTAACAAAAAATAGAGCAATATCTATCCATTTGCGTCTTGGTGATTATTTAAAAATTCAAGATTGTCATCCTGTTTGTTCTGTTGAATATTATCAAGAAGCATTAAAATTACTTCCAGATGATTTATTAATTTATGTATTCAGTGATGACGTAGAAAAAGCAACAAAGTTTTTTGATTTTATAAAACATAAAGTGGTATTTACAGAAAGTAATGATAAGTACATTGATATGTGTACAATGTCTTTATGTGATTATCATATAATTGCAAATAGTTCTTTTAGTTGGTGGGGGGCATGGCTTAGTAATTCTAAACAAACTATTGCTCCAGCAAAATGGTTTGGTGACAGTGCAACTGTACCCAAAAACTGGTCCGACATTTATTGTAAGGATTGGACTATTATATGAATACTAAAAATTTAACAGCAATAATTCCAGTAAGAATAGATTCTACTGATAGACTTAAAAATATTAATACTACAATTGAATTTTTATTAAAATATTATAATTGTAATATTATTTTAAAAGAAGTAGATTCTACACAAAAAATACAACTACCCAATAATTCAAGATTAACATATATTTTTGAAAAAGTTCAAGATACGTCTTTTTTTCATAGAACTAAAATTTTAAATGAGATGTTATCTTTAGTAAAAACAAAATATGTTGTAAATTACGATTGTGATATGTTAATTCCTCAAAGTACTATGAAACGATGTATTCATATGTTAAACTCTGGGTATGATTTGGTATATCCATATCCAAGAGGTAATATTTATATGACATTTTTTTTAGATAATCCACAAAGATTAAAATTATTAAATGATCCAAATAATGAATACATGGATTATCTTATTAAAAAATACGCTATTAATATAAATGAAATAATCTATAATTATTTTAAATCTACTGAATTAGATGGTGTATTTTGTGCTGGTGGTATGCAGTTTTTTAAAACAAAATCTTATATTGAGGGATATGGTGAAAACGAATCTTTTATTGACTGGGGTCCAGAAGATTATGAGAGATTATATAGGTTTTATTTATTAGGATATAAGATAGGTTGGATGGAATCAGAAAATATAATTCACATGGATCATCAAAAATCACAAGCCAATGATGATTTTAATCATTATAATATACAAAATAAAGAAAATTGGAAAAATATATTAACCATTATTAAAACAAAAAAAGATATGTTTCAATATATGAATTCATTAGCCTATACTAAAAAATAAAACTATGGAAACTAAAGATATAACAGCAATCATTCCAATACGTATAGATTCTGAAGATAGAATAAAAAATATCATAACTGCGGTTGAATTTTTATTACATCATTATGAATGTAATATTATAATTAAAGAATTAGATTTTTCTTCTAAAATAACTCCACCAAACCATCCCCGTGTAAAATATATTTTTGAAAAATGTGAAGAAAATGCTCCCTTTCATAGAACACGACTTCTTAATGATATGTTACTTGAAGTAACTACTCCCTATGTTATTAACTATGATTGTGATATGCTTATACCAACAAGCACAATGAAAAAATGTAAAGATATGTTGATACAAGGATATGATCTGGTATACCCATATCCAAAAGGTGCTGTGTATTATACAAGCCAATTAAATGATGCGCAAAGAAATACACTTATAAGTAAATCTACAGAATATATGGATTATCTTATTAAAAAATATACTTCAGAAAATAAACCCACACATCTTTGGTATTTTATTGATACTGAATTAGATAGTATAGTTTGTGCTGGTGGTATGCAGTTTTTTAATACTCAATCTTATAAAAATGGATTTGGTGAAAACGAATCTTTTATTGACTGGGGTCCAGAAGATTATGAGAGATTATATAGGTTTTATTTATTAGGATATAAGATAGGTTGGATTGATTCTGGAAATATATTTCATATGGATCATAAACAAAATGATTCTTCTCTCAATACCAATAAAAATACCAAACAGAATACAAAATTATGGAGTGATATTTTAAGCAAAAATAATTCAAAAAAACATATGCTTAAATACATGACAAGTCTTGAGTATGTAAAAACAAGAAATTTTTAAGATATGACATCTACAGTAATTACAGCCTTATATGATATCGGAAGAGAAAAAAATGGTGATGGAAGAACTATTGAATATTATTTAAAAATATTTGCAAAAACATTAAAATTAAATGTTCCAATAGTTGTTTATACTGAACAAAAATTTTTAAATTTTGTATTAGAAAATAAAACAGACAACGTAAATGTGATTGTAAAACCACTATCTGAAATACCATATTACCAGTATAATGATAAAATTATAAAAATATTAAATAATTCAGAATATAAATCTAAAATAGTTGATCCAAATAGAATTGAATGTAACTTATCTTTATATAACGTTATACAATATTCAAAATTTGAATGGTTAACTGAAGCTATTCAACAAAATTATTTTGATACTGACTATTATTTTTGGATGGATGCAGGTTGTAGTAGATTTTTTGATGATGTAAATCTTAAAACTAAGTGGCCAGCAAATTATTCTTTATTAGATAAAACTAAATTTAATATACAAGGCAACCGTAATACATTATATTACCCGTTTTCAGATATAGAGACTTATATATGGGATTCTAATTGTATGCTTGTAGGAACTCTATTTGGTGGGAGTAAAGAGATTTGTAAAACTATGGCTAGTATAATTAAAAAAGAATTTGAATATTATCTTGACCGCGGAATTGTAAATAATGAACAAATATTATTAGCAGTTCTTTATAAAAAATATCCCGATTTATTTAATATATACATTGAACTTAATAACAAACATCTTCCATTTTTTAAAAAGCTAGCATAAATACAATGGAAAAAATATTAAAAACTTTAAATGGTTATTCAGGAAGTAAGATTTATCTTATGAGTGATCATAATAAAGTTTTTATTAGAAAAATAGATAACATTGACCGAAATTATGAAAGATTAAAAACATTAAAATCATTTGGATTTGATGTTCCTTGTATCTATCAAAAAGAAAATAATCTTTTAGATATGGAATATATACCTGGTTTAGATATGAGATCTTATTTAAACATCTATACTATAGATAAGTTTTTAGATTATGTTTACAATTTAATATCAGCATTTTCTATAAATTCATTTGATAAAGATTATACAGAAATTTATTATAAAAAATTAGAATGGATGGATAAATCAAATCCATTTTCGTTTACAAAAAATGAGTTGATTGATAGATTACCAAAAGTCCTACCACATTCTATATACCATGGCGACCTAACATTAGAAAATATAATTTATTCAAAAATTGATAAATTTTATATGATAGATGGGTCTACCATAGATTATGATTCATGGGTTTTTGATATATCAAAAATGCGCCAAGATTTATGTTCTGGATGGTTTATTCGTAATGTTGACGATAAAAATTTAAAAAAATATTTAAGTATAGTTGATAAAAAATTAATAGAAAAATATCCAATAGTAAACAATAATAGTTTAGTTATTCTGATGCTATTACGTGTATTTTTATATACAAAAAAAAATTCATCAGACCAATTTTTTATTTTAAAGGAAATTGAAAGATTATGGAAATAATTGTTCCCGCCGCTGGACTCTCATCGAGATTTCCAAATATGAGACCAAAGTATTCTTTGGTTGATTATTCTGGAAAACTAATGTTACATTCTGCAATTGAACCATTTTTAGATACACATAATATAATAATTGGTGTTCTAAAAGAACATAATGAAAGATATAATGTAACTCAATTGTTAAAACATGAATTAGGAAATAAAATTAACATTGTTGTATTAGATAAACAAACTACAGGGCCAGCTGATACTGTTTATCAAATTATTAAAAAAACAAATTTAGATTTAAATAAAGAAATTTTAATTAAAGATTGCGATAGTTTTTTTGATCATGTGTATTCAAAAGGAAACTATATCTGCATATCAAAATTTGGTGATAATAATTTGATAAGAATGCCTGCAGCAAAAAGTTACATCACAACAAACGAGCAGGGAATAGTCCAAAATATTGTTGAAAAACAAGTCATATCAGATAAATTTTGTGTTGGGGGATATAAGTTTGAAAGTGCACATTTATATTGTGAAGCATTTGAACAACTTTCAAAAAGTAATGAAGAAATATATGTCTCCAACATCATTCAGTATTGTTTGTTTAATGAAAAACTTTTTATTGAAAATGTAGTATCAAATTATATTGATGTTGGGACAGCAGAAGAATGGTTTAATTATAATGACAAATCTGTAATATTTTGTGATATAGATGGAACAATAATTAAAGCACAATCAAAAAGTGATTACATGCTACCAGCTATACCATTAGTAAAAAATATAGATTGTATTAAAAAATTAATAGATGAAAAACATCAAATTATATTTGTTACTGCTAGACCAGAAAGTGCTAGAGTTGAAACTAAAAACATGTTAAACACTATTGGACTAAATGGATGTCAATTAATTATGGGGTTACAAAATTGTAAACGACTGCTTATAAATGATTTTAATCCAGCCAATCCTTATCCCCGTGCAATAGCCATAAATATACCAAGAGATAGTGATACATTGAATACCTTTTTAATATGAATATTACAAATAAAGTTCTAGTAATAGGCGATAGCTGTAGGGACATATTTGTTTATTGTGATGCACATAGACTTTGCCCAGATATCCCTGTTCCTATATTAAACATAAAAGATCAAAATGAAAATCCTGGAATGGCAAAAAATGTTCAAAGAAATATTAGTAGTTTAATAAAAACATGTGACATTATTACAAATTCTAATTGGTGTAATATAACAAAAACAAGATATGTACATAAAATAAGTAATCATACTTTTTTTCGAGTTGATTCGGATGAAAAAATTCCAAGAATAGATATAAATTTAATATCATATAACTATGATCTAATTGTTATATCAGATTATAATAAAGGATTTTTAACAGAAAACGATATAGAAACAATTTGCAAAAATCATTCAAATGTATTTGTAGATACTAAAAAAATATTAGGTCCGTGGTTAAATTTTGCAAAATATATTAAAATAAATAATACGGAATACAATAACTCTAAGGAACATATTGATAATATATTATATTCAAAAATTATCAAAACAATGGGATCAGATGGTTGTGATCATCTTGGAAAAATCTTTAAAGTAAAAAAAGTAGAAGTGCAAGATGTTTCTGGTGCTGGAGATACTTTTATAGCAGGACTCTGTGTTAAATATTTACAAACAAACAATATCAGTGAAAGTATAATATTTGCTAATGAATGTGCCGCAGAAGCAGTGAAACATAGAGGGGTTACAGTAATATGATTTTACTTACAGGATATAATGGTTTTATTGGAAACCATTTTAAAAATAAATTAAATTTAAATAATATTGTTGCTATAGAACAAAATGATTGTTTTGATTTTTTAAAAAATTATTCTAATTGGGAAAAAATAAAATTAATTATACATCAAGGTGCAATTTCTTCTACAGTAGAAAACAATATTAATACAATTCATCATTATAATGTCGATTTTACTTTAAGTTTATTTGAAAAAGCAATAAAATATAAAATTCCAGTAAAATATGCATCGTCTGCATCCGTGTATGGTCACACAAATAATCATTATAATCCTTTAAATTATTATGCTATATCAAAACTTCAAATTGATTATTGGGTACAAGATAATTTAAAAGATTTTGAATTTATACAAGGTTTTAGATATTTTAATGTTTATGGATCCGGAGAAGAACATAAAAAAGACCAAGCTAGCCCTATTAGTAAATTTACAAAACAAATATTAGAAAATAAAAAAATTAAAATATTTCAAAATTCTGAAAATTATATTAGAGATTTTATTTGTGTAGACGATGTAATTAAATGTGTTTTGAATAACAATAAAGATTCTGGAATATATGATTTAGGAACTTCAAATCCTATATCATTCAAAAATGTAGCAGAATTAATTGTCAATAAATATGGTGGAGAAATAGAAACAATACCATTTCCAGAACATTTAAAAAATAAATATCAATCTTATACGTGTTCAAAAAATGAATGGGGTGAATACAATTTTAAAACTGTTAAAGAATATTTATCATGAAAAAAATTTTTGTAAATGGATGTTTTGATATTTTGCATGTTGGTCATATAGAGCTTTTTAAATATGCAAAGTCTCTTGGGGACCATTTAACTGTAGCTATAGATTCAGATAATAGAGTAAAATCTATGAAGGGAATTTGTCGTCCAATAAATTCACAATTAGATAGAAAAACTATATTAGAGGCCATCGGAGTAATTAATGAGGTTATTATATTTGATACACATAATGAATTAAAATACATTGTAGAGAAATTGGCCCCTGATATTATGGTTGTAGGTAGTGACTGGAAAGGTAAAAAAATTATAGGAGATGAATATGCCAAATGTATAGAATATTTTACTAGAATTCCAAACCATTCTACAACTTCTATGGTAAATAAAATTTTTAACAAAAAGAATAAATATGTCATAGACATTGATGGGACTATTTGTTCAATTACTGATGGAAAATATGTATTAGCAGAACCTATAAAAGAAAGAATTGAAAAAATTAATTTGCTTTATAGCGAAGGAAATACTATAATTTTATATACAGCTAGAGGTATGAATACATTTAAAGGAAATATTACAAAAGTATATGAAGAATATTATAATTTTACTGTCAAACAACTTAATACTTGGGGTGTAAAGTATAATATATTGATTCTCGGTAAACCCTCTGGTGATGTATATATAGATGATAAAGGAATAAATGCTAATGAATATTTTAAATAATATATATCCCAAAGGATGGGGATATGAGAAATGGATTGTTAATAAATTAGAATATTGTGGTAAATTGCTGTATATCAATAAAGATAAAAAAGTATCTTGGCATTATCATATTTTAAAAGATGAAACATTTTATGTACAAAGTGGAAAAATTATATTAAAATATTCTAAAGAAGATAATATTGAGGCAGCTAATTATGTTATTTTAAATTCTGGAGAATCATTTCACATACCAAAAGAATTAAGACATCAAATGATAGCCCTCGAGGATACAGAATTATTTGAATTTTCAACAGAACATTTTGAAAGTGATAGCTATAGACTGATTAAGGGTGATTAAATTATACAATTTATTTTTATTGTCATGATAAATATATCACATTGTGGTGATACATTAGAAAGTTTATATGAAGATAGCATTATGTTTTTCTGGTCAACCAAGATTTGTGAAAGAAACATATTCACTAATAAAAGAAAATGTTATTAGAGATAATGATGTTGATGTATTTGGACATCTATGGTTTGATCAGAATCTTATAAATGAACCATATAAACACGGAGGTGATGGAAACTGGATAAATCAAAGAATTGATTCAAATTCTTTAGATTATTTTCAAACATTATATAACCCTAAAAAACTTTTAATAGAAAAAAGTAAAAAATTTATAAACAGTAATTTGTTATTTGATCCGTCTTTAAAAAATTATTGGAAAGGGGCAATTAACAATCCTAAAGAACCAAATTTTAAAAATAGGACAATAAATAATACATTATCATATTTTTATAGTTTAAATGAAGTTTGTAAATTAAAAAAATTATATGAGTTTGAAAATGATTTAACATATGATGTTGTAATTAAATGTAGAACAGATTCTGAAGTTAGAACTGCAATAATTTATAAAAATTATAATTTAAATATTATTAACTATACTGGAATATTAAACCAGTCTGATGGAATGATTGCTGATTGGTTTAATTTCGGATCATCAAAAATTATGGATGCGTTTATGAGTGTGTTCTCGGTATCATCTTTAATATTTGACAAATGCATTGATGAAACAGAGGGAAAATGGTGTCCAGAATTAATGCATAAAAAAATGATAGACTGTTTTGGTATAGGTAGTCAGCCTCATAATATACACATAACCTTACCCAGATTTTAAAATGAAAATACTTATACTAAAATGTGGAGCATCTGGCGATGTGGTTAGAACTACAACTTTATTAAAAAAGTTAAAAGGTGATATTTATTGGGTTACAAAAAAAGAAAATATATGTTTTTTACCTAAAACTATAAAAAAAATAGAATTTAAAAAAGCAAAACAATTTTTAAAAAATAAATATTTTGATTTGGTTCTTTCATTAGATGATGATTTTGAGTGTGCAAAATTAACTACTTTGATAAAATATAATATTTTATGTGGATCTTATATTAAAGATGATACAGTAAAGTATACAGACTCTTGTTCAAGTTGGTTTGATATGGGGATCATATCAAAATATGGAATAGTTCATGCAAATAAATTTAAAAAACAAAATACACAATCATACCAGGAACATCTTTTTAATTTTTTAGGTATTAATTATTGTGGAGAAGAATATGATATTAATATACCAAACGTTAAAAAAATAAAAAATTTAATATCCATAGAAACTAGATGCGGAGATAGATGGCCATCAAAAAAGTGGGATGGTTATCACAAATTAGCAGATTTATTAGAAAAAGAAAATTATACGGTACAATTTTTAAAACAAAGAAAAAATATAAAAGAATATATTAATGATATAGCACAAAGTGATTATTTATTCTGTGGTGATACCCTAGCTATGCATATAGGTATAGCTGCACATGTAAAAACATTTTCAATTTTTACATGTACACCACATCAAGAAATATATAATTACAATAATTTAATTAAAATATATGGTAAAAATGTTGATAAATATTTATATACAAAAAAATATGTTAAAGCTGCCACTACTGATATAAAACCAATAGAAGTTTTTAATATTTTTAAAAAACGAGTTAATCTATGAATAAAGAAAAAATAAAAAAAATAATAATAGAGTATTCATCTGGGGACAGAGATCCAATAACAGATAAAGGATCGTGTCACGCATATGAAGAGTTTTATTCTGAATATTTTATAAGATATTTAAATAAAAAAATAAATTTATTAGAAGTTGGAATAGCGGGTGGAGCATCATTAAAAATGTGGGAAAAAATTTTTCCTTTAGCACAAATTTATGGTGCAGATCAAACATACGATTATGTAAAATGCACACCAGAAGAATTACAAACTATTACTTTATTGCCACCAGGTGATCAAACAAATCCAACTGTATTTAATAATATTCCAAATATGGATATTATTATAGATGATGCTTCACATGCATCCCATCTTTCTATCCAAACATTTGAAATATTAAAAAATAAAATAAATCATGGTGGAGTATATATTATAGAAGACGTATGGGAAGAGCAGTTAAAAGAGTATCCCAAAGAATTTTTAAAACAATTTAAAATTATTGATTTAAGAAGTTTTAAAAATAGAGGCGATGATATATTGTTAGTATATGAAAAGGATTAAAAATGCCTGACACACAAGAAGAACATTTAGAGTGCACAACAAACGAATGGCAAACAAATAGTTATTTTATTGATGTTATTAATATATTAAAAGAAAATAATATAAAAACATTTGCTGATGTTGGTGCAAATGTTGGTGGTGTATCTGATGTTTTATTAAAAAATATTAATTCAATACAAATTGGATATTTAATAGAACCACAAAAAGATAATTATAAATTTTTATTTGAAAGATATAAAAATAATACAAAAATTGTATGTTTAAATTTTGGTATATATTATGGAAAAACATTTGCTAATTTTTGGCGTTGTGATCGTAACGTTGGTGGCTATACTGTTATAAAAAATAATGACAATTTTGCACAAATTGAAGAAACGTGTCAATTGTTTGAATTAGAATTTTTTAATTTTAAATCAATAGATTTTTTAAAAATGGATGTTGAAGGTGCAGAATTTAATATTATAGAAAATTCCACACTATTAAAAACAATAAAATTTTTAGAAATTGAAACTCATTCCAACCAAGGTATAGAGTTTTATAAAAATTATTTTCCTAATCATAAAATTCTTTTTTCTTGGGGCACAAATCATTTATTTTTGGAAAGAAATGACTGATGAAAACAGCAGTATGTTTATATGGACAGCCAAGAAATTTAAATTATAAATTATCTTCAATATTGTCAAATGTAATTGAACCTAATTCAGCGGATGTTTTTTTTCATGCTTGGTTTGATGAAAATGACAGAAATATAAAAAAAATGTGTCCTGGATATGAAAATAAATTTTTAGAAACAAATACTACAAATTTGTTAAATAAATTAACTCCCATAAATTTTAAAATTGAAAAACAAAAAATTTTTAAAAATAGTGATATAAAACAGGTTACAGAGTATAATATAAAAAAATGTTATGATTATGGTTTAAAATATTCTTTAAAAGATTTTAGTGACAATACCATTTTTAGGTGTTATAGTATGTGGTATTCAATCTTTGAATCAATCAATATGAAATACATGTATGAGTTAGAAAATGGGTTTAAGTACGATTCTATCATATTGATGAGATATGATAATGCCCCAAATGATAAATTTTTAATATCAAATTTTATTATAAATGATTTTTATTTAAACTATGATACCAGTCAACCAGATATTCATGTAAATGATTGGTTTAATTTAACAAACAGTAAAAATATAAATGTAGTTTCTAATTTATTTTTTAATATAGAAAATTTAATATATCAGTGTTTAAATGAATATGGTTATTGGTGCAATGAATTACTTTTATATACTCATTTAAAAAATAATAAAATACAATCAAAAAAAATTAAAGTGGAGTGCTCTTGGTAAAAAAAATAATAATTTGGGGATTTCCTTATTTAAGTTGTTCTCATTCGTTTACTCACGGTGCCTTTAAAAAGGCTTTTGATTATTTGGGGTATGAAGTTTCATGGTTTCCAGATGAACCCAATATAAATTATAATTTTAATAACTGTAATTTTATTACAGAAGGTTCTTGTTGTAATTTTATTCCAATAAATAAAACTAGTAATTATTTTGTTCATGTTCCAAAAAATATTAATAAATTCTTAAATAATGTAAAAAATTTTATTGATTTGCGGTACTTAGTTACCCATATAAATGATGGTATTTATGATTATACGGTTGATTTTAACAAGTTAGAAAAAATGGCAACTGGTGTATTTTTAGAAAAAAATTCACTAGAATATCCTAAAGCATATATTTCTTGGGCATCAGATTTACTTCCAGAAGAAATAAATTTTGATTGGGTAAATATTCAAAGAGATCAATGTTATTATTATGCTGGAAATTGGAACTCTCAACAAAATACACTAAATGCAGCACACAATAATGTTGATAGTATTTTAAAATTTGCTAATTTATTAAAAGAAAAAAATAATATAGATTTTTCTAGAGTATGTTTTGATAAATTTTTAAATGAAGATGAACATATAAAAATTATACAAAAATCATATGTTTCTCCAGATTTTAGGGGACCAAAACAACATGAATGGAAATATGTTCCGTGTCGGGTATTTAAAAGTATAAGTTATGGTCATCTGGGAGCCGGAAATAGTGATGCCCCAATTACAATGGATAATTTTTTAGATGGATATTATATTCATTCAAATAATATTGAAGAATTACATGAAAAAGTTATTGAAAAAAGAGAAGATAAAAAATTTATACTTCAACAAATGAAGTTAGTAAAAGAACGAAATACTTTTGTTGAAAGAGCAAAAGGTTTATTAAAAATAATGGAGCTTTTATGAAAATTGTTATTTGGGGCTACCCTTTACACTCACATACGCATTCTTATGCACATGAAGCTTTTTATAAAGCCTTTAAGCATTTAAATTATGAAACATATTGGTTTCATGATGATGATTATCCAAAAAATTTTGATTGGAATAATTGTTTATTTTGGACCGAAGGTTTTGCAGATAAAAATATACCGTTAAACTCGTCTAGTATATATTTTGTACATGTTTGTCCAAATCCAGCCAAATATATTAATGCGGGAGTTAAAAAATTTATAGATGTTAGATATAATCATGTGTGGCACAAAGATCATGTATATTCGTATACTTTAGATAAAAAAAATACAGTATCTGTGGGAAAATGTTGTTATTATGAACCAAAAACATATCAAAACGTTTTAGTAAAAAATGATTATTTTAATTATATTATTGAAGATTATGACAAATTTTATATAACTTGGGCAACAAACAAATTACCCTATGAAATTAATTTTGAAGATGTAAATTATCCTAGAGAAAATAAAATTTATTTTTGTGGTAATATTTCTTCAGTAGGAAGATGTGAAAATTATAGTACTTTTCTTCCATTTATAAAAGAATGTGAAAAAAATAATATTCCATTTATTCACAATGACCCATTTGCTAATCCACTCCCTGAAGAAGAAGTTATATTACGAACAAAAAAATCTCTTATAGGTATTGATATACGTGGACAAGAACATTTAAGAAATGGATATGTTCCATGCAGAACTTTTAAATCTATTAGTGGTGGTCATTTAGGTACAACTAATAGCGAAGAGGTTTATAAAGAATTGGAAGGCCACTGTTTATATGAACCGAATACCGCAAATCTTTTTTATAAAGCAATAGAAAAAAGTAATGATAAAAAATTTATTTTAAATTCCATGAAATATATTAAAGACAATCATACTTACATCAATAGAATAGAATCTGCATTAAAACTAATATGAATTTTTCCGTTTATTATCAAGTATATAAAAATAAAAATAAAACAGATTATGTACTTTCAAAATTTAGAGAACATCATCCAACTGAGTTTATATATCTTATAAGTGATGGTGGTGATGATTTTAGTGATTTAGCAAAAAAATATAATTGCCACTATGTTCATGATGAATTGAATATTGGTTACTATGATCACACGCACCCATTAGTATTAGAACATAGAAAAAATAATTTAAGTGGTGGTCACCCATACGGCTGGACTAAAAATGAAAGTGATCAATATTTAAAGCGATTTTATAACTGTTGTACTATGTCTAATTCAGAATATATTTTTTTATTAGAAGATGATGTTATTGTTAATTCACAAATAGAAATTAATAAAATTAGTTCGGATGTAACATTTTCTAATATTAATAATAAATTTTCAAAAGAAATAAAAAATTATTTGTGCAATAATAATATAAATTTTAATATTTTTGGTTGGGGTATGTGCGGTGGCAATTTTATAAAAAGAATAAAATATCTTGAAGGTTTTAATACAACTTGGAGTAAAATATATTCAATTTATGACACATTTTATAAAACAGAATGTCAACATGTCGGTTGGCAGGATGTTTTATTTAGTTTATTACTTTCAGAGAGTAATCCAATAGTTGAAATTAATCCACTATATTCTGAATATGATGTCTCATCATGTATTTTTCATAACAGAAATCATAGAAAATAATATTTAATTATTGTATTTATTTTATTATATTGTATAATTAATATGAAAATTGAAATAGTAACATCAACATATAATGATGAACATCAATTATCTTGGATAAATAGTATACCATCAAATATTTTAATAACAATTTATAATAAAGGTAATGTTTTACAAAATTTGGATTTAAATAAAATGTGTATCAATATACCAAATTATGGTAGATGTGATTATTCTTTTTTATGGCATATTGTAAATAATTATGATAAATTATCTGATAAAATAATATTTACAAAATCAAATTGGAATGACCATGAAGGATGTAATTTAAATAATCTTTTAAATAAATGTCCTAATTTTGATTTTTGTGATGTGGGACAGCATGCAGAGTATACAATTTGGATTCCTAATATTAAAGAAAAAGACAAATATTTAAAAAATACAAACTACCCACATTTGTATTATACCATTGTATCAAATAATCCTAAATTTAAATACAATTATGAAAAATATAAAATATTTAATTTATCAACAGAAATTTATTTAAAAATTTTTCATGATTGTCCTTTACCACAACCTATGATTTTATGGGGTCACGGTCCTTGTTTTTCTGTTTCCAAAGACTTAATTTTACGGCACCCCAAATTACTGTATGAAGAATTATTAAAGTTATTTTATGGGCAAATTACATTTGAAGATATAAAATTACAACAAGAAATGTTAGTTGCAATTGGAAAAAATTACCACGATCAATTTCAAAGATTTTGGAAAATATTATTTACGCATGCAGTAGACAAAACTAAATTTAAAATAGAGTATCATTAATTATGAAAATAGCTTTAATCGGTCCAGGAATAATGCCAATACCCCCAAATAATTGGGGGGCTGTTGAAAGTTTAATATGGGATCAATATGAATACTTACAAGAAAAAAATATTCATGTTGATATTATTAATAGTAGAGACTTGTATGCTGTCGCAAATCATATAAATAATACCAATTATGATTTTGTGCACTTACAATATGATGACCATGCTAGAGTTTTAACTCAAATAATAAATAAACCTTTTTGTACCACTACTCATTACGGTTATATAAAAGAATATTATCCGACATATAATGGGTGGAGAGATATTTTTGATGGTGTATTGAATAGTAAAGGTATTATTGCTTTAGCTCCAGAAATTACTAATCTTTTTAAATCTGCAGGATATAATGGTTTTATAAAAACATTAAGAAATGGTGCTAGAACAAAAGATTTTAGATATTCTGATATTTCTACAAGAGAAGCATTGTGTTTAGGAAAAATTGAACAAAGAAAACGCCAAGCAGATCTATCAAATATTTGTGAAAACAAATGTATGGTTGATTTTGTTGGTCCAATTATTGATAATAGGTTTCAAGAAAATAATACATGCAAATACGGTGGTATATGGACCAAACCGGATTTATATAATAATCTTACAAACTACAAATGTCTTGTCTTACTTAGCGATGGGGAAGCTGCTCCATTAGTTGTACCAGAAGCGTTGTCTGCAGGGTTGAGTCTAGTTGTATCAGAAACAGCTGCAGCTAATCTTGACAGAACCCTTCCATTTATACATGTTCTTCCTAATGGTTGTTTAAACGAATCAGCTATCCCGGTAATTCAAAAAGCTATTTGGGATAACGATAAATATAGAGCAGATATTAGAAAATACGCAGTTGACCATTTTGATTGGTCTGTTATATGTGATGAGTATCTTGATATAGTGAAAGAATTTATAAATGAAAATAGCATTTCTAACAATAGCAACAAATAAATATGTGAACATGGCTAAAGAGCTTTATGAAAGCATGTGTATATATGCTTTTCCAGATAATTCTGCAACCGTAGATTTTCTTTGTTTTACAAATTTACCACAAGAATTTGATACTCTATCTGGAAGAGTAAACCATCAATCAATATATCTTACTCATGTTCCTTTTCCATTAATTTCTTTATTACGTTATCAATATTATGCAACAGTAGAAAATATTTTAAAAGAATATGATTACGTGTATCATATAGATTGTGATATGTTAATGAAAGATAATATTGATGATAATATTATTGGTGATAGAGTGTGTGTCATCCATCCTGGGTTTCCAACTAATGGTATAGCAGCAGAAAAATTTCCTTATGATAGAAATGAAAAAAGTAAAGCCTATGTTCCGTTAAATGAAGGAAGTTACTATTATCAAAATTGTTTTCAAGGTGGTAGAGCAGCAGAATTTGTAAATATGTGTAAATTATTACGAGATGCAACGGAAGAAAATTTAAGAGAAAATTATATTGCACGTTGGCACGATGAAAGTTATATGAATAGATATATGATAAATAATCCTCCAACAAAAATTCTTCCACCCACATATGCTCAACCAGAATTGTGGCCATTATTTGGTATTACAAAAATATTACACGTAAATAAAAACCATAAAGAAATTAGAATTACAACATGAATTATCTTATAACAGGTGGAGCCGGATTTATTGGATCTAATATTGTCAACCGATTAATATCCGAAGGACATGATGTATATGTTATAGATGATTTATCTTCGGACGCACATGATGAATTTTATTTTAATTTTAAAGCAAAATATTATCACTATAGTGTGGTTGATCATGTAATGTGTTCTGATGTTTTTAATAGATCTAAACCAGATTTTGTATTACATTTAGCGGCAGAAGCAAGAATTCAAAATTGTATTGAAGATCCCATTAAAGCGTATGAAACAAATTTAATTGGAACTCTTAATATGCTTTCTTTATGTAAAAAGCATAATGTAAAAAGATTAGTTCTTTCTACAACTTCTGCTATATATGGATTAAAAAATACAGGGATATTACATGAAGAAATGTCACCAGATTGTTTAAACTCTTACTCATTAAGTAAATGGAATGCTGAACATGCATGTAAAATGTATAGTTCAATGTATGGTGTTGATACTGCATGTTTAAGATATTTTAATGTCTATGGACCAAATCAACCAAAGAAAGGTCCATATGCTCCCGTTATCGGTATATTTAAAAGATTAAAAGATAATAATCAACCATTAACGGTTGTTGGAGACGGAGAACAAACTAGAGATTACGTTCATGTAAATGATGTTGTTTCTGCAAATATTCTTGCTGCAACATATGATAAATCTCTTAATGGAGAAATTTTTAATGTAGGTACTGGTAAAAATTATTCTGTAAATTGGATTGCTAAACAAATAGAAACAGATTTATCTAAAATTACACATATTCCACCAAGAGTTGGTGAGGCTAGGGATACAATAGCCAATAATAGAAAAATTAAAAATAAATTAAACTGGTCTCCCACAATTGATTTAAAAGATTGGTTGAGTACAAATTAATATGACATCTTCTAAAGTTTTATTTACTACTGTGTCGGATGATAGGTATAAGAGAAAAGACGGAAAGTATTCTGATACACAAGATAAAATATTAAAATTATTTCTAGATAATCCGCAATTTGGAATTACCAATTTTGCTTTTTGGAAGTGGGAAGATATTCTACAAACTAGTTTTTATAAAAATAATAAAAAACTTCTAGATAATCCTGATCCTGCTTTGAATGGTAGATGTTATAAACCATTTGTTATATGTGAAGGTTTAAAGCAATTAAATGATGGTGATTTTTTAATTTACAATGATGTATCTCCAGAATGGTGGGAAAATAAACAAATAATTCCTGGAATACATGATATTGAAGTTATAAAAAGTATGTGTGAATATAATGGTGGAATACTTAGTGCTAGTGCAGTATGGGTATGTAATAACACACATATTGCCGATCATACACATGAAAATTTTACATTAGAGAAGTGTATGGATATTATGGGAATGCAAGAATATAAGTATTGTTTGCAACATGCATCAGGTATGATTGTTCTTCAAAAAAATAAGAAATCTGTTGCTTTTGCTGAAGAGTGGCTTCATTGGAATACCATCGAAGAATGTGCTGGTCTTGGTTCTTGGGATCATGAAATAAAAACATATGGTAAAATTGGACATAGACACGATCAATCTATTTCGGGATTATTGATTAATAAATTAGGAAATAATTTAGTTGATGCCAGACTCGATCCAATAAATCATCCACGAAATAATGGAGATTTTTGTTTTTTAAGTTTTTGTATGAAAGATCGAACTTATATGTTTGTAAGTAGCAAACAATCTCCCGGAGAATATAAATACCGTAATACATTTGATGGCACAAATTGGATATACCTAAGATCTCTTAGATAATTTATTGCATTTGACTGGATTCAGTATATAATATGAGTGTGAAAAAGAAATACAAAAAGAAAAATGCATCAGATGCTGATTACGTGAGTAATCAAGATCTATTAGATGCTTTAATTATACATAAAACCAAAACACAAGAGGCAGAAACTATTGGTAAAAAGAAACCAAAGTTACCAGATTATATAGGTGAGTGCATTTTAAAAATTGCTACTCGCCTATCTTTTCGTCCAAACTTTGCAAATTATCATTACAGAGAAGAAATGGTATCAGATGCCGTTTTAAACTGCATAACATATGTTGATAATTTTGATCCAACTAAATCATCCAGCCCCTTTGGCTACTTAACTCAAATTTGTTGGTTTTCCTTTGTTCGAATTATTAATAAAGAAAAAAGAGAAAAGTACACTCAATACAAATTTGCAGAACAAAAGAATGACAAAGACTTTCATAATTGGTTTAATGAAACATATGCTGGAATTGATATTGGTCGTAGGGATTTCTTTGGTTTAACCGATTCTGACATGGATAGATTTGATATTATGCTTAAACCAAAAAAAGGAAAACGGACTCGTAAATCTAAAAAACCAACATTGGATCTATGAAATCAATTATTCTTAACGATACCCATTTTGGGTACAAAGCAGATTCCCCAATAGTCCTGGAATACTTTCTGTCCTTCTTTGAGGGACAGTTATTTCCATATATTAAAGAGAACGATATTAAGACCATCTTTCATCTAGGTGATGTTTTTGATCGTAGAAAATATATTAATTTTAAGACACTTCAACAAGTTCGTACAAGGTTCTTTGAACCACTTCAAGATCTTGGCGTAAAGTGTATTGCCATCTGTGGTAATCATGATACATACTATAAGAATAACAATACAGTCAATTCCTTACAAGAAATTGCACAACAGTATTCAAACTGGGAGATTCATTCAGAACCAATAGAGATTCAAACCTCTGCTGGTTGTGTGGCATTATTGCCTTGGATTAATCCAGAGAATCAAATTCAATCGGCAGAGTTTATTACCAACACCACTTGCTCTCTACTATTAGGGCATTTAGAGTTGTGTGGCTTTCAGAGTATTCGCGGTATCTTTATTGAGCATGGCTATGACCCAAAACATTTTGACAAATTTGAATATGTTCTTACTGGTCATTATCACATTAAATCTAGTCGGGACAATATACATTACTTGGGATCACAGTACCAGATGGCTTTCTCAGACGTTTGGGAAGCCAAAGGATTTCATGTATTTGATTTTGCAACAAGAACGCTTGAATTTATTGAGAATCCAAAAAGGCTTTTCTATACGCTTGACTACGATGAAGCCAACCCAGAAAAGTTAGACTACTCAAAGTTTAAAGATACATATGTTAAGATCTTTATCAAGAATAGAACTAAAGGTCCAGCCTTTGAGAAGTACATGGATAAATTTTATGAAGCAGGGGTAGCAGAATTGTCTGTGACTGAAGATGTGACTGCAAATCCAGATCTAGTGGCTGTGGATATTCATAAAGATACTCTACAGTTACTTCATGAAGAGATTGATACAGTTATAGAGAAATCAATTAATAAAAATGTGCTTGCTGATATTATAAACTCAGCATATAATGCCGCAATGTCAAAGGATGAAGATTGATAGATTTTCTAACAGTTCGTTTTAAAAACTTTGGTTCATTTGGTAATAATTTTTCTGAGATCAAACTTGATAATTATAAAACAACTTTAGTCACAGGTACTAATGGACATGGTAAGTCTTTTGCTTTATTAGACTCTTTGTGCTTTGGTTTGTTTGGAAAGCCATTCAGACCTATTAATATTCCACAACTTATTAATACAGTGAATGCCAAGCAATGTGTTGTTGAAATTGAATTCAAGAAGTCTAACTGTCATTTCCTAGTTCGCCGTGGTCTTGCACCAAAATTCTTTGAGATCTTCAAAGATGGAGAAATGCTTGACCAGAATGCTAAGACTAAAGATTACCAAGAGATGTTTGAAGAAAATATTCTTGGATTTGATTATGCAGCATTCAAGCAGGTAGTAATTCTTGGTAAATCAAACTTTGTTCCTTTCATGCAACTGACTCCTTCTGAAAGGCGTAAGATCATTGAAGGTCTGCTTAACCTTGATATTCTTGCTGATATGAATCTGTATGTTAAAGGACAACTATCAAGTCTTAAACTATCGCTTGGTGAACAGGAAAGTTTATTAAAAATTGTTCATGAAAAGATTAAGTCTCAAAAAGAAGTATTAGAAACAATTCAAACTACCGCAGTAGAAGAGATAAAGGCTATTGAATCTTCTATTCAAGATTACACATCTAAGATTGCAAATGATAATGTGCTTCAGGCAAAGCATGAAAAGAATCTAAAAGATGTATCGGCTAAACTCACCAAGAAGTTAACAAGCCTAAGTGCTCTAAAAGATGTTCCTGCAATGTTAACAAAAGCAGAAGTATTAGAAACTGCTTTAGTTGAAGAGATTGAATCTTTAAAAGAAAATGCATTATGTAAGTGCTGTGGTCAGAATCTACCAAAGTTTCAAAAAGAGAAACATATTCAAGATAAAGAATCTAAGTTAGCAGATTGCCGTAAAGCAATTGTCATTGCCACAAAGAAAAATGCAGAACTTTTAGAACTTCAATCTGAAGT